AGTATGTATTAAACCAACTATTATTAATTTAGTAATATTAATACTATGTCCACCATTGGCATTATTTATAAATAAAGGATGGAAGAGTTTCTTTATGATAATAGTATGTGGTTTAATGACTTACTATATGTATTATTTTCCTGGATTCTTGTTCGCAGCACTACATATATTATGCTAACCTTTTTAAGAAAAGGTTGATCAAAAAAATAAACTTATCCAAAAATAAACTAAACTTTTTAGAAAAAAGTTTTGATCAAAAAAAAAACTAAACTTAACCAAAAATAAGCTTACCAAAAAATAAGATTTTAAGATAAACTTTACCAAAACACTATAATAGAGTTATTAAAACTTTTTAAAGTTTCTTTTTAAAGTTTCTTTTTAAAGTTTCTTTTTAAGAAAAAAACTTATTTTTTTTATATTAAATAATTAATGAAAATACAATTATTCGTCCATCTATTTGACGATACTATTAAACAATACAATGTATCTAATAATATAACTATTAAAAAATTATTAAAATTAGTTAAAAAAAATAATAATATAAAAAATGATATTAAAATAAAAAATTCAACAAATTTATTAAAAAATGATGTGACATTATTAGAACAAAATATAAAAAATAATGATATTTTATATTTATATACACCTATAAATGGAGGTTTTATAGATATACTCATAAATTTAGTAACAGGTATGGCTGATTTATTCAAAAATCTAGGAACACTTATAGAGGAATTAGTGAATATTTTTAAACAAATATTTGAATTAATACCAGCAATATTAAGTCCAATAAAACTATTAAATGATGTTATTTATGGTAGTATAACTGGTATAACAAGCATGATAACTGCTATTTTTGAAAATATATCTAATATATTTGGTGATTCTATTCCTAAAACAGATGGTAATGATGGTGTATTTGGTATAGAAGATAAGAAGAAACAAGTATGTATTAAACCAACTATTATTAATTTAGTAATATTAATACTATGTCCACCATTGGCATTATTTATAAATAAAGGATGGAAGAGTTTCTTTATGATAATAGTATGTGGTTTAATGACTTACTATCTATATTATTTTCCTGGATTCTTGTTCGCGGCACTACATATATTATGCTAACCTTTTTAAGAAAAAGGTTGACCAAAAAATAAAATAAACTAACCTTTTTAAGAAAAATAGATTTGTTAAAACTATTATTTAAACTTTAAGAAAGTGTTTAAAATTGATTATATATTCTTTTAATTTTGATATTTAAAGAAACAATGATTTCTGCTTCTCATATGAAAAAATTAGAATCTAATGAAAAATTACAAATCATAATAAATAGTAATTGTTCAAGCAAAATATATATAGATTTAAATGGTAGTCAAAATTACCAAACAATTGGTAAAGGTATTATGCCAAAGATTAAAGGTACAAGTTATAAACAAATAGTTGAAATAGATCCAAACACAATGACTCCTAGATATATTACCAATATAGAATTAGCAGAAGCACAAGGTTATATTATAAATTTACGTAATATAAATTCAAATTCATTTATAGTTCGAATAATAGGTAACAGTATACCTAAATTATTTATAGAGGCTGAAATAAACTTTTATGGTATTCAATATCCATCAGTTGGTGTTATTGGTGGTTATGGGTTAGAAGGTTTGGCATTAAGTAATTGTAACTTTGAATTTTTAACGATTACAAATCATATTAATAAAGGTTATTTATCTTCTGATAATATTAAATCAGTTGTTACTAACAACAATCCTCCTTCCTATATTTATGAACCTAACAATTATCATGAAGGTAAAGTTGATATTCTTATTTTAAAATTTCCATGTCAATATGGATCAAATCAAAGTAGAAATAGTAATAGTACAAAACAAATAATAATAAAAAAAGAATTTGAAACCGAGTTAAACGATAATTATAATCATTATATTAAAAAATATAGTCCAAAGCATATTATGGTTGAATTACCAAGTAATATAAATCATTATTCTTTAAGTGATAAAAATCTAGAAAAAATAGGATTATTAGAAGAAGTATTAGGAACAGACTATATCCGAGAAGAGTATGCTTTTAATACAAAAAAATATGGATTAAATCAAAATAGACGTAGTTATATAGTAAGATTTACATTAAATTTACCTAAAAATATTATTAGAGGTTATGATTTAGCAAGAAATAAAAAATTTTATCATAATATAGATACTAAAATTTCAAGCTACAAGTTAAATGAATTATAATTTTTTAGGAAGTTCTACTTTTGTTTCATTAAATCTATCCATAAATTCTTCATATTCTTTTTTTAGTTCAGGAGTTAATTTAGATTGTAAAAATTCATAGAACTCTTTACTTGTTAAATCTTCTTTAGGAGGAAGAGGGGGACCAACTGGACGCGGCGTTACTGGTGATGGAGCACCAACACCAGCAGAAGCATCAGCAGTAGAAGCACCAGCACCAGCACCAGTAGAAGCACCATCACCATTAGAAGCACCATCAGTAGAAGAACCAGCGCCAGTAGAAGAACCAGCGCCAGTAGAAGCACCATCAACAATAGAAGTACCACCAGTAGAAGCACCATCAGTAGAAGCACCATCAGTAGAAGCACCACCACCATTAGAAGCATCTACATATTTTAATTTATCTTGTAATGAAATATTTGTAACTTGTTTAGCCCACGAGTAATATATTTCCTGCTCAGAAAAACACATTTTTCTAATTTTATTACATGGGTCATAAAATATAGTTTTTGATTTACCCTGTTGTTTTGTAATTGTGCATTTTTCTAATATATGTTTCTTTAAATCAAATTTACCACAAGTATCTATAATATCAATGAGTGTATATATATGCTTATAATGTTGGTCAGAAGATTTATGATTTGGTTCTTCAGCAATAATGATCCCATCCAATATAATTTTAGTATCAGTTGCATTTTCATATTCTGGGTGATATAAATTACGAATTATTTCAGAAATTGGTTGTCTATTACATAATATATTTGTAATATTTACTTCACCAATCATATTATCTTCTATAGTACATTCGGCCCAATGTTTTTTAAGACATTTTTCTGTTAGACCTGTCTTTAAATTATATTTATTTAGTTTGGAATACTTATCATTAATAGAATAATATAAATAATTTTGACTTTTATATAATGTTAGTTTGTTTGTTTTAATTCTATTGGCTTTTTTATCTTTGTGTATTTCATTTTCTATAATTAAAGGTTTAAGTTTTTCACCATTAAAAATTAGTGTTCGTTCTGTATGTTTCATAAAATATCTACGCTGAAACCAATATTTTGTCCACAATAAATGATTTTGTTTAATATCTTTCTCTCCTGATTCAGATTCTCTTATAATATTTGGTTTATTTTCTGTAAATAATTCATGAATCAATGTCCCAGATATATATTGCCATTTCTGTTCCTTGGCGATTAATCGGCTATGAAATCGTTTTTTTATTTCTTCTGGTATCTCATCTTTTTTATATATATTTATAGTAAGTCCTGTTGTCCATAAATTACTTTCCATTTGTTCTTGTATGTTTATATTAATATGAGTAAACCAATATTCATTCCATGAATAAATATTTGCATTTGATTTATGATATGCTAATTCTCCTTTTAATCCCCAGTTATTAAAACCTATATTATCATCTGAACGTTTTATTTCTTTCAATGGTGATAATCTACGTTTGATTAGTCTTTTAATATCATTTAATTCTGTAGCAGAAAGATCCTGTTTATTATAAATATTTTCATTTCCTATTCCATCACCCTTCATAAATGAACATCCATCATCTTGTTGAATATATGTATCAGTATCTAAATTAGACCATACATTTTTTGCACCAGCATCCCATGCGTTATCCACTGTTTCTAAAAAACCCATTGGTGGAAGATAATTACTAGGTTTAGCTAATTTGTCATACAATTCTTTTGGACCAGCACAACATTCTCGTTCATCTTCTAATTCTTTAATTCTAGCTTCAAGTTGTTCTTTAGTTGTATTAGATGACATAGTCAATTTACTCATTTGAAACAAACAAATTTTGAAATCAATTTTGTCAAATGATAATTATTTTATGATTATATTTTAGTACACTTAAAGATTTCTGTTAATAGAAAACAAAGTATATTGGTAGACATAGAGTTACCGGCTTGTTTATAAACTTGATTATTACTAGATATTGTTTTAAAACTATCTGGGAATCCTTGTAATCTAAGGCATTCTCTAGGTGTTAAAAATCTATTATATTTAGTTAAATAAACCATATTACAAGTTGTTACTAAACATGGGGTCATATCTTTAGTAGTTGTGGCATATGGATAACTGGCATTTAAATTAATAGCCCAACTATTAGTATGAGTAATTCCAAGATGATTGCTTTTCTTTTTAACAATCATTTTTTTCTTTTGAGATAATAATTTTTTTGAAGATTTTACTTTAGATTCTAATATATCATCTAAACTTATAGTTGGTTTTACTGAATTAGGAAATTTAAATTTTTTATTTTGAATGCTTTTTTTTATACCAATTAAATATATTCTATCTCTTCTTTGAGGTATATTATAATCACTAGTTCTAAGAACCTTATAATAAATATTATATTTTTTCAATTTATTTAATAATTGTAATATTATTTTAAAGGTTTGACCTTTATCATGCCTTAACAATCCTTTAACATTTTCTAGTATAAAATATTTAGGTTCTTTTGCTTTTATAACTTTTAAGCATTCAAAAAATATAATTCCCTCTTTATTTGGTTTATCAAATCCTTCTCTTTTACCCGCAGTTGAAAATGATTGACATGGAAACCCACAACAATATAAATCTATATCTGGTAATTTATTATGGTTACGACCAAAAATATTATCATAAAATATATTTGGTTTATAGTTTGCCATAATAGTTTCTTTAGCATATTTATTATTATCACAACTAAATTCATGACTATATTTTATTCCTAATAAATTTAATGCCACTATAGGGGCTTCAATGCCGCTGCAATCTGTACCAATTTTTACTTTAGGATATTTTTTTAATTTATTAATATTTGATAAAAAACTAAGTTGTATTTCTTTTACCATTATAATTTAATAATATTTTTTATTTTATACCAATAATTAATAAAATTGTGTTAAAAAATAAATAAACAAAAACTTTTATCTAAAAATTTTATTTTTTTTATATTAAATAATTAATGGATGCTATTAGTTATGAAAAATCTTGTAATTCTAATAAAGATTGTGATTCGAATGTATGTGAATTAATTTATGAAAATAATAAGCCTAAAGGTAGATATTGTTTAATGGATACTAATAAAAGATATACTAAAAAATGTTATACAAATAAAGATTGTATGTCTGGACAATGTAAACCTATATATGATTTGAATGATAAATTTGTAACACGTAAATGTGTAAAAGCACCAAAAATAGATAGAGATACCACCTATAATGAAATATTTGGTACAGACGAATCTAATAATGAATATGGATTATTAAATAGTAATACCATAGCAATTCAGGCTGGAGAACGAGGACCTATTGCAGAAATTATAATTACCATTTTTAGTATATTAGGGAATTTATTTAATATATTAGTATTTAATACTGATGTATGTGGACAAAATAGAAGAGTGGCAGAAACTAAATGTGGGGATCCTAACGTTCAAATAAATCAATGGGGTAAATGTGGTGAAAAACGTAAAACAGAATGTAATGCTATGACTGAAAGACCTAATCAAGGATTATTATATGGAATATTTTTATCAATATTTAATTTAATATTTGGTGGAATAATGGGAAATATTAAACATGGTTTTATTTGGGGTGGATTTCAGAAACGCCATTATAATAATAAATCTGGTAAATGTGATAAAATTAATTCTGCTAAAGGTTTTGATTTATGGTATGTAAGAAGTATTTTAACAGTATTATTTCCACCTTTTGGGGTGTTTATGGCTAAAGGATTAAAAGGAATAAAACAAATAATAATATGTAGTATATTAACTATGTGTTTCTATTTCCCTGGATTAATTTATGCTTTAGGAGTTATAAATTCAACAAAAAAAGAAAAAGAAGAAATGGATATTATTAACGAAATGAATATAATATAATTTAATTTATTTTATATATATAATGGATGATTACAATGAAGACACATTAGTATATAAATTTATAAATGGTGGTATAGGTTATGGTAAATTGTGTGTGCCAAATAAATTAATAGATTTAATATTAATGGTTGTTTTTCCACCAATTTATGTAATAACTCATCAATTACAAAATTATTTTAAAGAACGAACTTCAGAGGGTCAAAGTAAAATTGTAGATAATTTAGATATGGGACAAATAGTATTAAGTTTTCTATTAACATCATGTTTTTATTTTCCAGGATTATTACATGCTTTATCTATAATGAAAGGAAAAGAAAAATGTGGAAGTATATTTAAATAAAATATTTATTATATTTAATGGAAGAACAAGGATCATTTTGTTATCCCTCCCAATTAAAAGATATAATAATTATGGTTCTATTTCCACCTTTATGGGTATTATTAAAAGAAATATATTCAAAACAACCTTTATCAAATATAATACGTGTAGTATTTAATTTTTTATTTACATCATTATTTTATTTTCCAGGATTAATCCACGCTATGAAAATATTTAGAAATGAAGGTGGGATTTAAATAAAATAATTGTTTATTATAATGGGTAAAATATATGAAAAATTAAAAAAAATAAATCAATTATATAGTAAAGTTGATAGTAATATAGATACTAAACATTATTCTAAAAACTATTTGAAATTAAATAGTTATTTAGATGAATTTGGATTAATAAAAAGAAAAGATCCCAAAAGAGCAATAAAATTTTTAAAAGATTTAGAACATGAATTACCGAATCTAAATAAAGTAGCGCTAAATAATGTTTATACTAAATTTAATGAAACATTATGGAAATTACAAACTGGTGATATTATTCCATTGACTGAAATTATTTACATAAATCACAAAAGTTTTCCTTTACATGTTATAGATCTAATACACAATTTTAAAATTATATCTGAATCTAATAATTTAAAAGCTAAGTCTAAGTCTAAGTCTAAGTCTAAGTCTAAGTCTAAGTCTAAGTCTAACTCTAAGTCTAACTCTAAGTCTAAGTCTAAGTCTAAGTCTAAGTCTAAGTCTAACTCTAAGTCTAACTCTAAGTCTAAGTCTAAGTCTATATAAAAATAAATTGTTTATATTTTATAACTTTTTTCTTTATTTTTATTATGGTAAATTCAATACCAAATGAATATATTATATATGATAATCGTTCTTTAAAGGAATTTTCTAAAATAAGTTTTAGTAAATATATGATAAAAGATGTAATAACAGCTCTAAATAAATCCTTATTAGAATGTAAGATAGAAGCATCAATAAATTGGGCTATAGAATTACTATTAAGTGGTTATATAAATAAATTTTGGGAAAAAATAATAGCTATAAGTATTAAAAATATAAATATTAATAATCCATCTATATGTTATTTTTTATATACAAAATATTCTAAACATATAGAATTAGTTAAAAAACATAATATTCTAAATATACGCAATGATCAATGTTATAGAAATTTACTAGCAGAAGTGTGTTTTATAGTGTGTAATTCACTTAAAACAAAATCATTATCTTTTTTTAAAATTAAAGATAGTGATTTTAATATGACTTATTTAGAAAGTAAAATAATAGCAAATGATCCACACCTTATAGATGATAAATTAAAACATGGGGATCCGAATGAAACTAAAATAATTTTAAATGAGTTTAATTATTGTTTAATTAATAGAAAATATGAATTATGTGTTTATTGGTTAAGTTGGATGCTTGATTGGGAAAAAAAAAATACTAAAAAAGATAAATTATATATATGTGGATTAAGAGATATTCATAATATAGATCGAAAATATTTTAATGATATAGTATGGTTTATTTGGGAAATAATATTAAAAGAAGGTGATAAAATAAACAATGAATTTTTAAATACACAAATACAGTCACTATATAAACTATATAAATATGATTTTAAACAAAGTAGTAAATCAAAAAAAAACGTATATTTTTTAGTTGCTATAAAATATTTTACAGATAATTATCATATTAATGAAAATATAAATAACTATCATTTACTAATTCAATCTTGTTTAAATATTAATAAATTATTTTTTGAAAAAAATAAACTATCTAAAAATAATGCTAGATCAAAACAAATTAAACAATTTAATGAAAATGTTAATGTAATAAATAATAATATTAAATTAAAAGAAGTTAAAGTAAAAAATAATTTAGATAAAAAAAAAATGATGGAATTAAAAAAAATTGCGGATACAAAAATGCAATTTAAAATAAGTAAAGTTGAAGAAATAGATAGTTTAATGCTAAATAAAATTTTATAATAATGTGTTTATATATTTCATATTATATAAATATATACATAACACTAAGAAAAATGTTCCACAACCAACATATTTAGTATAATGTATATATTGAATACCAGGACATAATTTTTTAGTAAATTCTAAAGTAGAAGATTTAGTTAAATCTTTATTATAAATACATTCTTGACAACCCATATGAATATTAAATAGTAACATAAATATTACATTAACTATGTAAAATAATATTTTATTATTTTTTTTTAAATTAGAGTAATATATGACTATATATAATAAAATTATTTTTAGTATATCTGATATGTGATCAAAATAATCACCATTTTTTGTAACCATATTATATTTTCTAGCAAAATTACCATCACAACAATCAAAAAAGTAACCAATTAATAATAATATAGCGCCTATTTTATAATTTTTATTATAAATATAATAAACACCTATTAATGATACTATTAATGATATAAATGTTAATATATTAGGTGTAAAATTTAATTTGTATAAATATTTATCAAATAAATTAAATACATTTACAAATAAATTATCAACTGGATTTCCAAATTTACTGTCCATTTTTCTTCCATTAGTCATAAATTATAGTATATACATATATTATAATATGGATAAATTATTAAAAAAACATAAAACAAATTTAATAAAAAATCAAAATAAATTAAAAAAAAAATTTAAATTAGATTGTGCTACTAAATATACTATTATTAATAATAAAATTTTAGCGTCAAATAGTTATGAAAAATTGATGATTGCTAATTTTCATATTATAGGAACTTATAATAATAAAACATGTATTTGGAGATGGGCGTGGAGTAATAAACATATTACATGTAAATTTTCAAAATTATCAAAAAAAACGTTAGATTTAGGGGGTAAATATTTAAAACCAAAAATAAATGGTAAACACAATGCTTTTAAATTTATGGTGGCAAGTAGTATGTATGATAAATCTATACAAGGTTATTTGATATATAATAAACCAAACAGTAATTTATTAGTATATATGTTACTAAAAAATTGTTATGACCCTAAAAAAAAAAGTAAAAAATCTATAAAAAGAAATAAATATAAAAAATCTAAAATAAAATCTTGTTAAAATTTAATGGATTTAGATATAATTAAAGAAAGTATAATATCATTTTTAGTAAATATCTATATTTTATTTAAAAATAATACAAATATAGTATTCTTAATTTTTATTATTATTGTTATTATTATACTTACATATTTCTTCTCTAAAAATCTTAGAATAAAATCAAAATTAATTTTTATTAATAATAATTTAAAGTATGATGAATTAAGATCAACAGTTGATTATTGTGGATTAAGTAGTAATACTCAAGATAAATTAATAGCAAATATTGAGCCTCTAAATAATGGTATAAAAATTTTAAATAAAGACATAGATTTATGGAAATATAATTTATCTTCGGAATTTGTAGTAGAAATTAAAGGTAAAACTAATAATAAATATGATAATTTAATTAATAAACCATATAATATAAAAAATATAGATCCTATAGAGTCTAATAAATTATATTTTACTAATAATACAACTTTTCCTGCTAGTGGAATATCATTAAATGATGAAAATGATGAAAATGATGAAAATGAACCAAATAAACAAAATAATTTAGTAGAATTAATATTTTATCGTGTAAATAGTAGTTCAAATGATAATCCATATAAATATAAAAAATTATGTGAATATACATTTTCTAGTAGTTATAATAGTTTTTTAATAGGAAATCAATTAATAGATTATTGTAGTCTAGATATGATTCAACAAGTTTTATATTTAGGCGCTAGATATATAGAGATTCCTATATATGATTTAGAACAAAAAAATGATACAATTCCAGTATTATATAATACTTATAATGGAACAAGAATGACTTTAAACTATATTGAAATTGAAAAAGTATTGGAACTACTTGGGAAAATGGCATTTAACTATAGATTATTGAATAATTACAATGATCCATTATTTATATATTTAAATATAAAAACCAAAAATATTAAAACATTAGATAAAGTTCATGATTATATAATTAAATATTTAAATAAATATTTATTACCTAGATCATACAATCATATAAATATTGCTTTTACTAAATTATGTGAAATTGAAAATAAATGTGTAATTTTATCAAGTGGTGGTTATAAAAAAAGTAAATTAGATGAAATTATAAATTGTTCTACAGATAAAGATTATCTAAAACGTATTACTTATAACGAAGCATTATTAAATAAAGATGAAATGCAAGGGACTAAATTTAAATTGAATAGTAATAAAGTAAAATTTGTGTCATCTAATATTAATGATGCACATACTGCAAAATCATTATTTAAAGATTATATAGAGATTGTAGATAATAATATTAATTTATTTAATTATGGAATTACTAAAGGTGATGGATTAAATATAAGTGGTTCTAAAAATTCTAAAAATAATTCAGGCGAATTTATGTATTTAATAGATAGTATTACTAAAAATAAAATAGTATTTGATAAAAGTGTTGAATTAACAAATGAAGAAATAGGATCATATATTTCATTACATTTATATGATAAAGATGGTAAAGGAGAACAATTAGAAGAATCCAATAAAAATAATTTAACTATAGTTATACCTGATTCTAAATTATCAAGTTATAATTTTGAATATAAAAATGCTATGTATAAAGGATGTCAATTTGTTTGTATGAATTTTCAAAATATAGATGAAAATATGAAAAATTATTTTAATCTGTTTAAAAAAAAATCTATATTATTCAAACCAAAAGTATTAATAAATAATATTACTATACCTAAAAGTATAGGTTTAAATTCAATGGTTCCACAAAAAAATAATAATGTTATTTTAAATTTTGATTATAATTTAATTGATAGTATACGTTCAGAAAGATATGCTAATATAACACCATTTAGTAATAATAAATTAAAATTAATTGGTTATGGACAAACCTTAAATGATAAGAATTTAAGACATATTAAATTTAGTATGAATTCGAATAATTTTAATTCACGTTTTAAACTTATAAAAGGATTAAATAATCAATCAGGTTATATTTCAATAAAATTAGGAGAAAGATATTTAACTTATAAAGATTGTTGTTGTTATTTATATTTAACTAAAAGTCCAAGTGATGATATAAATAGTAATAAAATAGATAATTCAATTAAATATAAATTTAATAATTCAGCGTCATTTTTAGCATTAAATTCTCCTATAACTAAAAAAGGTTTTAATAGTTTCGGTGTTTTAAAATCTATTAAAGATAAAGAAAAATTATATTATTTAAAAATAAGAAGTAATTTCAATTCTAATCGTAAATTATTTGTTAAAAAAGTTACTGAATATGAATCTAAATTATATTTAACATCCCAAAATGGAACTAAATTAGTTGTATTAAAACCTAAATTTAATATTAATGGGAATTTTTTTCCTACAGGTGATATAGTTATAAACGAAGATAGATTATTAACTTTAAATTATGATGAAACTATAAAAGTTACAACAGCTTCAACTAATATAAAAGATAAATATTCAAGAGAATTAGATACTAACCAAAACCCAGAATTAGTATGTAAACAAGATAATATGTTGTTAAATAATAAATGTTATAAACCATGTAAACTTGGGTATAAAGAAGATCCAGATGATAAAAAAAAATGTTTATATGAATATAATAATGAATCAGTATTAAAAGAAATAGAACCTTTAACAAATAATAATAAAAAATGTCTTTATGGTTATGAATTAGATAGTAATAAATGTTATAAAAAATGTAATGACGGTTATTTAGGTAATGGGAATATTTGCGAGGAAGATAATACAATTGTAAATAAGAAAAAACTTAAAGTTCAACAAGTTATAAAATCAGAACAAAATTTTGAAACTGAACTTTTTTCTGGAGCAACTGATCATCCAAAAGATTATGAATTAATTTGGGATAATAAAGATATGATAGATTTATATGATGATCAACAAATATCTATATGGAAACCTATTTCTAATGAAGGATTTATGGAAATGGGAAATGTATTTGTAAATGGATATAACAAACCACAAACTAATGAAGTAGTATGTATTTCCGTAGATTATCTAAAAGAAGAATCTATTTATTCGAATGATGAAAATTATGATTTTGGAAATCCAATATATTATAATAAAAAAGCACAATTAGCTTTATGGGATATAACACAACATGATTATGTTAAAGCATATCCATTTGTAAAATTAGAAAATAATGATAATGATAATGGATCGGTTGTGATTCCAAATAGTATAGAATTTAAAATGTATGATTTTATAACAGAAGAAAGGGATTATTATGATAAATTATATTTAGATACAAATATTTCATCTAATTTAGAAAAAGAAGCAACATTATTTAAAATAAATTTTGATAGTATTATAAAAACAAATGGTAATGATATTTATGATTATTTAATGAAACTTGAAAATAGTAATGGTAAATTAATTAGTTATACACCTAGTGATAATGGTAATAAAATGTGTATGTCTCTTCCACAACCATATTGGTCTTCATTTTATAAAGATGTTACTAGTAATATTGAACTAAAAACAACGGAAACGGACATTAAACCAAAAATAAAATTTGAGTCATGTAAATCACGAGATTATTTTGGAACAAATTGGAATTACTATGATAACGATAATACAATACGATTAGAAGGAAATAAGGATGTTTGTTTAACTTATAATGGAGATCCTAAATCTAAAATAAGTTTAGATATAAATGATACTAATAATTATTTATATTTAGATAAATGTAATCATGATTCGAATCAACAATTTGAAATTGATAATAAAAATCAAACACAAAATATTAAAGTTCTTACAAATACAGAATATGATCCAAACGCATGTTTAACTCATACTCCAGAAGATGGATTAAGGTTAGAAGAATGTGGTGACAAAAAATTTACTGTAGTATCAAAATGGATGAATAAAATAGCAACAGTTGATAAGTGTAGTAAAATAGACGCTGAAAAAGAAATGGAAAAAATTGGAGCAATAGAATTATGTAATAACTTATCTTACTATATTGTTTACTTATCTGATGGAATTAAACATAGACATGAAGAATATTGTAGTTATGAAGACGCTAAAGAAATTTATGAAAAAGTTAAAAATGAGTATAAAAGAGGTATTGCTATTATTCATGGTGATAAAATATTGATTAAAAAAAGATTGTCGACAAATGAAGATACTATTTTTAAAAATTATTCTACAAAATTACTAAATACGGTTGGTGATTGTGTTAAATGTAAAAAACCATCAAAAATATTATGTGTTGAAAATAGTATAGTAGATAGTGATCATACATATTTTGAAAATAATAAAGAGAAAAAATCAATATCGAAATATTGTAGAAAACTTAAAAATGAACAAAATTTTAAATGTTCCAGAGGATTTAGACAAAAATTCATGAATAATTTAAACCCAAATGATTTTTGTATAAGTTATAATAAAGAAGTTTTTGTTTATATCTATTCTAAAGAACAATATCCAAATTTAGGTTTAGATGTATCAAGAGTATCAGAAAATGATAAACCTATAACAAATGCTAGAATGCAACCAGTTGATAATTTATTAGGTGAAACCTATGATTCTAATTATCATATATTTTTGAAAGGAATATGTACTAATATAGAAAATAACCCTAATCAATTTAGAATAATATTTGATAAAGATAAAGTTCAGGGATTATCATTAAATTATGTAGATTTGTATAAATTTAGTAATGATATAATATTAAATTATATACCTAAATATAATAAATTGAAAATAGGTTCAAAAGTATTGGCTAAATTAACAAATCAAGAAAATGAGGCTTTAATGAATAAAACAAATATAGATTATGATATCTTAGGATTTAGAATAAATAATAAAGTAAGTATAAATTCATCAGAAATAAGATTTATGGGAGTTGTTATAAATAAATTAAAAAATAATTATGTTGAAATAATGTTTTCTATTAATTCATATGAATCTAATCCTAAAAATAATAGTATTGCCAATAATAAAAATAGACCATTTTCATTATCGAATATTAGAAAAATTTATAATGTTAATGACTTAGTATTACTCAAAAAAGCACCATTATGTTTATAATTTTTATTCTGTTTCATTTTTCATTTTTTTTCATTTTTTTTCATTTTTTTCAATATAGGCTTCAAATAATCCTTTAAAGCGTTCATCAATTGTTTTTTTATTAATTACTTTATCAGTAGTAGCGTCAATATAATAACTATGACCACCACTAATTATATATGTTGGATAATTATCACTTTGATTATCTAAAGAAGTATTTAATGTAAATATAGCATCTATAACAGTTGGTATACCATACCATCTATCTTTAGTTTTTTTTGGATAACCTGATTCTATTTTTTGTGATTTATCATTAAATTTATAATATAATGGTCCTTTAAAGAAATAGGTGCTTCCATCTTTTTTCCAAGTAAATACAGCGTCTATATTATCTGGAACTCCTTTAAAAACATCTTTAATATCTTTTGGAAACCCTTTTTCTACTTTCATATTTTTATTATCATATTTATATACTTTAGATCCTCTAAAAAAATATGTTTTTTTATCATAATCATATGTAAAAGCAGCACTAAAATTCATATGTTCACATTTTCCATTATCTTCTACATTTTCAGGATCATTCCACATACATTTTTCTTGTTGGTTACAAGATGAAGTATCATTAAATTTACTACAATTTGTACCAGAAAACCATCTTTCTGATATTTTTTTTGGATAATCATCTAGAACATTTATATAATTTTGAGATGGAACTTTAGACATTTTATAAAAATCACTATTTCTAAATATATATAATGTTCCGGTATGATAAACAAAAGCCATATTAATTGAATCTAAAGTATGTTTCCGTTTTCCACATAATATTATTTTATTATCTATATCGGGTTCATTAAAATTAGCGGGTTGATTTTTGTCATTTGTTATAGTATAATATTCATCATCACATGTATCTTTAGATAGAACTATATTTTTAATAAAATTTTTATTAATTGATGATTTGTATAAATATAACTCTTGTCCGGTTGTCTTAGAGCCTTGATTTAAATCAATATCTATTAAATTATATTTTGTAGATACATTATTATCATCTGTTATTGTCTTAGATTTATTTTCATTCTTATTATATATTTTTAAATCGTTAATACCTAAATTACCATAACCTTGTTTATAACACATATATATAAATTTTCCATCAACACCTTCATTTAAATCTTGTTCTACCCCTTCTTTATTTTTAACAATATTATAATTCTCTCCTAATTTATCACATTTTTTTTTTGCTTCAATTTCAGTATTTCCATTTACTATATCTACATCTAATATTCCATAATTATTATTTATATATTCAGCTCTATTATCTAAATATTGTTTTTCTTTATCTAATTTATTTTGTATACTTTCATTTTCATTACAATAACCATATTTTATAACCTCATTTTTCTCATTTAATTCTGTAGCGCACCAACCATGAATATTAGCATCATTTTCTTCTAATTTAGGTGGATTATCTTTTAAACATTTATATTTGTATTGATAATTATGAACGAATGGAAATTTGCATTTTCCTCCATATACATTTTCTCGATTACTTACATTTTGTCCTTTATCATTAATAGATCCAGAAAATATAGAATCAAGTGAAGGTCCACAAGAACTACATTTTTCACTTACACCTTTAAAACCTTTAGGACCAACATCACCTATTTGTCCTTTTGGTCCTTTTTTATTTTTATTTTTATTATAAAAATTCATAATAAAATATAGATGGATCAAGTTTATTTCTAATATTATAGTGTACCAAATTATATAAGTTTTATGAAAGTATGATGTATTTATAGAAAAATATAAATAAATACTTATACCAAGAACTATAAATATTGAAATTAAAATAGTATATAAATAAATTTTAATAGGTAAGTTCATTAAAATTAGATAAGATTAAAATTATTCATAAATTTTCATAAAACTATATTTTTTAATATCATCATTACTTCTATTTTTATAATCACAATTAGGGGAATTCCATTTACATTTTATATTTTGATTACATAATTGTTTATTATCATTAAATTTAGAACATTCATTATATATAGTTGTAGTTGTTTGATGTTTAGGATTTTTTGGATTAAATGGTTCACATAAATATCCTTTTAAATTTGATTTTAATTTATAAGCATTTCCATTATTCATTGTAAATGTATTTAATTGATATTTATTCGTACTAAATCTAATATTGTTAATTGAATCAAAATTATTTTTTGATTTCCATATATTTTTTAATAGTGTTGTTTGTTTTACTACTTCTTTTGGAAGACATACCATTATATCGGTGCTTGGCATTATAGGTTTAGTTTTATAAGGTGTTGTATCTATAATATGACCCATAGCAATATATCCATTAGGTGGAATGGGTTTCCAAACCGTACAATTTTCAATATTTTTATTTAATCCTTCTTTAATTATTGGTAATAATTTATAAACTCGTTCATATCTTATAGGATGTTTAACATCACCAGAAACTAATATAGAAGAAATATCTTTAGGAACAAATCTATCAATATTTAATCCTGAATATTTTATAGAATTAGGTTTACATCCACCAGATTCAAATGGATATTTTTTAATTTTTTCACTTTCAAATACAACATCACCAATAGGTTTATAAGTTCTAAATTTAGGATGTTCATTATTATCAATATACTCGTGTGATCTCATAAATGTAATTTTAGATTGTCCTAGTTGTTGAAATGGTTTATAAGTTCCTAATTCCTCGTCTTTAATTTGTGCAACATTATCAGTTGAAAATAATTTATAAAAATTATTAGTTGTTTTAATTTTTATTTTAGGTAATTTATTTAATTTTTCATTATAACATGTTTTGTATAATAAAGCATTATCTTCCCCATCTATATTATTTATAATATCTATAATAGGTTTACTATTATCATTACCCCAATACCATGAACTATAATTTTTAATTTCATCAAATGGACTTTCATTATAATTGGGAACTCCTTTAGAAGAGAAAAAATTCTCATTTAATGTATCATTATGAGAATATTTAAAATTATTATCCACTAATTTTTTGGTTATTTTAACATTATTATTAATTTTATCAATAAACATATCATTCCAATTTAGTTTAGTTGAATTATTTAGTTCATCATTTTTAGTTATCATGTTAACAAAATCTTGTTCTCCTAGTTTTTCTGATTCTAAAAAGAAAGATCCTTTATCATATTTTAAAATTATCAAAATCCATATGCTCCAAATTTTAAACATATAATCATATGCTCCCATATTATTGGTTGTATTAGCGCCAAATTTACTATATATTTGTGAAAATTCAGGTGATTTACAATGACTTTTAACTCTTGATTTTATAAATTCATTTTTAATAATATATGAATCTGAATATAGTTTTAAACCTTTGAATTTTCTCCACCAATTATATGTTAAAGTTATATTATATAATATTTTCTTATAACACATATCGCTGTCACTACATTTAGTACATATTCCATTAGTTCCTTGTAAACCTCTATTTCCTCTAATACCTTTTTCTCCAGGTGGTGGTGTTTTAATAATTACTGATTTATTAGATAAATTTTTAATAGGTATTTGGATAATGGTTATATAAGTTGTAAATAATGTGAAAAATACTATTGCTTTAAATCCTAATTCCGTTATATTAAATTGTTGTAAAATGTCTATTGGAATAGTTGTTATTCTAATAATTAGTAATGATATTATAAAAATACTTGTAACAATTATAACTAATAATAAGTTTAGTAATTTATTAATATCATTATAAAACTTTGTTGAATAATATAATGATAATATTATACCAATAACTATAACTATATAAATTAATGTAGTATATATTTTTATAACATCCATTAAATATATAAAATATAAAAATTGCTATTTATTAGTTAATTTATGTTTTAAATATATACTAACATTTATTTAATTTTTTTCCCCAATAATAGGGATTTCCTAATTCTAATAGTGTAAATTTATTTGATTTTTTTAATTTAATAATATTGAATGGATTTCTGTTATTTTTTTTAATAATATGTTGTTCAAAATAGGTTTCATTATAAAAATGGTCTTTTAAAAAATTATGACCTATATTATTATTATATTTATTATCTTCTAATAAATATACATTTTCTATATTGGTTGTTTGTGAATATCCTAAATCTTTTAATAATTTATTATTTTGATAATCATTATTTTTAAGAATTTCTTTTATCCAATCAATTACTATTTTTTTTAATTTAGATATTATTATATTATATCTTACTTTACTATTAGTACTATCATTACTATTGTTATTAGTTGTTTTATTACAAGATATATTAGTATCTTTTAATACTCTTTTTCCTAAATTTTCATTATATACACATGATTTTGTAGTATTTATACCATGTATATAATTTCCAAATTCTTTAGATAAACAAATATTTTTTAATAGATTTTTAAAATATAAATTTTTTAAATTATAGTCATTTTTATCAAAATCTATATTATTACCAGTTTTATTTTGAATTAAATATGATTCAACTGTGGTTATTAATTCTTCATAACATTTTTCTGGATATGTTTTTAAATTATAGGATATGCCTGTATTACCTAATTTACCAGTTATTCCTTTATCACCTATTGGAGCATCAGTATTAATATTATTAAATATAAATTTTTTACTAATTATTATAGACAGTATTAATAAAACGCTTATTAAATATAATATCCAAAAAATTAAATTATATTGAGGTAAAAATGGAATATTTATTAAAATATAAATGGCTATTACACATATGCTTATGATAAATAAAGATATAAAATATAATATTTGGTTATAATTTAATAAAATGGAACATAAAATAAAAAATCCCCATAATAATCCACATAATATACGATAATCTGTAGTATAATAAATATTTATTCCAGCTAAAAAACAAGAAATTATAAAATCATAAATAAATAGTTTATTCATATTAATATAGTAAAATATTATTTAACTAATACTATTTTTTTTTTGAGGTAATTTATCTGCTATAGGAGTTTCATATATCCAATTTTTGTCATTATTATTTTGAACTAGAATATTTATATTATTACTATGTTCATCATAATAATTAATTAGTTTTTTAGATTGGTCTAATTCAGGATGAATTGAAATAGCAGCTTTTGTAACATTATCATCTGTACCATTATAATCAATAACCCATTTATTATATTTACTATTCATATTACATGATGAACTAACTTTTACATTATTAAAATTAGAATCATATTCTAAACAACTTGAAAAATCATTTTTTTCTTTATTGAATGTTTTTATAAAATAAGTATCTGGAACATTCACTATTTTTTGTCTAACCTTATCAATTGTTTTACCTGTCTCATAAGAATTTCTTTTTTTATTATCATCTACTAAATAATATTGTTTTGGATTATTTATATTATTAAGCATTGAATTAGAAGATTCTATATTTGTATCATTATTAGTTATAATAGCTAATGAAGGTTTTTGTCCAAAATATTTAGTTGTATTATAACGAGAATGTGTATTTGGATTTTTAGTTTTTATTTTATCAAAATTAAAACTAATTTTTTTAGGTGATTTACCATCACCCATCATTAAATATTTTTGTTTTATAATATAAGAACTTAATTTAGGTTTTGTACTGGTATGTTGACTTGTTCTAAATAAATTATATCCTTGATTTTCAATTAATTCTACACCATAATTATTTTTAATTTCTTCTCTAGAATTAGAATTTCCAGCGTCCCATAAAGATACGCCTAATTGTTTATTTGTTTTATATGGTATTTTTGAAGTATACTTTAGATAATTAGAATATTTATTATAACTAAAATCTTTATTATCCCACACTTTACTACCTAATTTTATATTTCTAACACATTCTTTTGGAACACATTTTATATGTGTTTCATTATCTAATACATCTTTTAATTCTTCATCTGTCATAGAATCATATGAATTATTATATTTTACAGCAACATCACCTAATGCTATATATCCTTTTGGTGGTATAGGTCTAAAAATTTGAACGTGTGATACTTGACATTCAGGGCATTTTTTTTTGCTACTCCAAATTAATTCATATTTTTTAGGTGATACTACATCACCTGAAACTAAAATCGTTTCTTTTTCTGGACCTTTATTTAAATGTTGATTAGTACCATCTAATCCTTGACCATCGCCACAAAATGAATTTGATTCTGGTAAATTTGTAGAGTGATTAGGTTTATCATAATTATTTTGACCTCTCCATACACTTCCTACAGGGTAAAATTTTTGATTATTTTTATTCTTAAAAGGTAAAGGTATATATAAACTTAATTCTTGTGGTTTAAAATATTCATTAGTTTTCCAAGTATTATGATATGATTTTTTATATGAATTTTTATTAATATATATACATTTTTTAAGATTATCTGGATTATCCATATTTACACCCAATTGATTATAAGGACATTTTTTAACATCCCAAATATCTGTTTTAGATTTAGCATTATATATAGGTTTATAGTTATTAGATTTTACAACATATAATCTAGCTTCATCTGGTTTAGGATGTTTTAGATTATCAGATTTAATAGTGTATTTTTTACGTTTAATTATATTTGGATTTCCCCAATTAAAAATATCATATTTTTTTAATTCGAGAAGAATTTTTGGATTATAGGATTCTAAATATTCAAATTTTAAATTTTTCGAGGTTAAAAAAAACACTCCTTCATTATCTTTTACTTTAAGAGTATCTTTATTATTAATAGTTTCTAAATTACCTTGGATAATTAATATAATCCATTTTGATATTATATCTTTAATATAATTTATTAGTTTTTGTTCATTAGGTTTTTTTTTATGTTCTTTTGTTAAAATTGAAAAATAATCATCGGAATTACAAATATTATTAATTTTATCTAAAAAATATTTATTAATTATTTTTTTATCACTAGGATTTTCTAACTTTTCTAATATTTGAACTTCTTTTTTAAATATTTCATTAGCATATTCCACTACATTTAGATAACATACCTTTTGACCACACTTTAAACTACAACGTCCATTTGATCCTTCTTTTCCTTGTTCACCTTCGATTCCAATGTCACCCATATTACCAACTTTATTATGATTTTTAATAACGCTAAATATATTTATAATAATACCTAATACAGTTGATAGAACAACCATAAATAATAGAATATTAATATATATTTTGTATTCTTTATCTGAAGAATATGATAGTATGTTAAAAAATTGTATAATAATAAATAATAATATTAATATTATTATTAAAAAATAAAATAAGAAATACATTAATAATATAATAGATAAATTTATTTAATTGTATTATTTATTATATTCACAAATCCAGAAATTCCATCTCCATTATTCATATCATAATTTTCACATTGTGGTAATAAAATATTTATATATTTATCCATTGTTTTTTTAATTTCAGTTTCATTATTATTTAATTTAAGATTTGAATCAATCTTTTCATTTATTGATTTATAATTGACAAATTTCTTTTCTAATTCTTCAACTATCATATCTCTACAATTAGCTATTCCACAATTTTTAGCCATTATACATACTCCGTTATTTCCATCTTGTCCAGGTTCTCCTGGATCACCAGTATCACCTTTTATTCCTTTATGATTTCTTAATTGTATATAGTAATTTATACTATAATAAACATTATTTAATGATACAAATAATAATAACATAGTTAAATAAAATATAATTTTTAAATTTGGATCAATTACAATTTGTCCAATTATAATAGAAAAAAAAGTATATAATGTTGTAAATACCCAATAATACATTATAAATATATTATAAATTATTTTTAATTATAATTAAATAAGTTTATATTTTTAGTTTACTAAAATCAGTTAATTTTTTAGTTTCCGATAAAGAAATTGGTTCATATTTTTTAAATTTATCATTATATTTACATGTGACATAAATATTATTTTTATCTTCTTCTTTTATAAACATAGCTCGAACTAATTTACTTGATCGTAAGTTAGGTATACATGCTATTCCAATATTTTTTTCTTCATCCCTATTTTTACAATAGAAATCATAAATATCTGATTTTAATGTTTGTTTAATTTTCAATACAATTTTATCTTTGACAGTATTATTATTATTATTATTATTATTATTATTATTATTAGTATTATTAGTATTAAAAGTAGACTTAGACTTATATTTTGGATTATTATTTTCTTTAGAATTTTTAAATAAATATAATTGATTAGCGTGTTTTGTATTTAAAGAATTAAAATATATACCATTTGTTTTATATGGTAAACTTGGAATAAATTTAGTAATAAGTTCATCATAATCTTTGTATAAAAACAATTTTTTTACAATAAGAGGACAAATATCTAATTCATGATTTTTATTATAATCATTTGTTAACATATGATATAATAAATTAAATCTATTAACAATATTACAATTTATTTTTTTACCTTTATGAACTAGTATATCTGTTATTAAAAATATCCAAGCATCATTATCATTACTATCACGTACTAATTCTCCATCTAATAATGTATCTTTAAAAATAGAATCATCAAAAGCATATTTAACAGAAATAATTCTAGGATAGGTATATCCTGATTTGATTTTACGATCAATAAAGAAACAATAGTTAATATTATTTATACATGTAAAATATAAATAATAGTTAGTTCCAGATGATTTAATAGACATAATATGTTGAGTTTTCTCAAGAAAATAAATAGATTTACTATTAAGAATATAAGCATGTTTCTTAGTAATATCTATATCATGCGTTTTTTTTAGCCTATTCATTATATATTCTTTGGCTTCAGTGTTTACTACATTATGAGCTCCATCACTACAAAATGATAGATCCATCATTTTAATTTCGACCGACATTATATATTTAATTTATAATTTATTTTTAAATATAAATCAATTTTATATTAATTTAAAGTTTATAAAATTATAATATTCATTTATAAAATAATAAATAATGTTTATTATAGACGTCCCTTTAATTATAGAAACAACAACACATGTATTTACTATTACATTATGTATTTTTATTTATATTATAAATGATTTATTAAATTATGGATTAGGTTAAATATTATTAAAAAAATAATATTATTTTATATGAATTATAAATTAGGTAAATATTTAGGGCATACCGATGAGTTTGAATTTGTATTTGATGATCAACGATGGATAGCAATAGATTTAGTAAATGACTATCCAAATTATATTTATAAAAAAAAAGGTCAAACTAAATTTGATAAAGAATGTTATGAAGAAAATCCTTATTCGGATAATTCCAAATTATATATACTACTATTTAATTTATTTAATGAAAATATTAAAATTACAGTATTATAATTTTTAATATTTATTTATAGTATATGTCAAATAATAATTCTATTCAACCAGTTAAAATAGGAAAATTCAGGCGAGCATTAAGATCAATTAAACGAAGACTTACTCCTCGAAGAAGAAGAAATACTAGAAGAAGCAAAAAAAAGAACAATTCTATTCGCCCAGTTAAAATAGGAAAATTCAGAAAAGCATTAAGATCAATTAAACGAAAACTTACTCGAAGAAAAAAAAATACTAGAAATCGCCAAATGGAACAGAACTCAGAAGTTCCTCTACCTCCTCCAGAGTACAGCGAAATGCTTCGATACTCTAACATACCAGTTTCAGTAGGAGCGCCAACCGACAACGATAATTTAACAAATAATGAGAAAAGAAGAGCAAATAATTACGGAATATATCCTAATAGTAATATTACAGGACAAACATATGTTAATTCAAAAAAATTTAATTTGTCTAAAAGACTTGAAAGAATACATGGTCTAAAAAAATATAAATCACGATATCAACAACTTTTAAATAAGAATTTAGGAAAAAGAACAAGACTAAATAGGGTTAAACGTTTTATTAAACGATTATCACCAAGAAGTCGTGAAATGAAGAAGCACACACAGGATGAATGGGACACAACAATGGGGTTCACCCCAAATAATGATACTAATAATCAACTTTATTTAATGCCACAACCTAATGGAACTTTCACTACGAGACGTAAATCACAAATACCAAAATCTGTGTTAAATAAGTATGGAAAATTTTTAGAAAATTTTAAAATAAAAAACTCTTCTAATGTTTAGTAGGTTAAACGAATAAATATTAGTTAAAAACATCATGTTAATACTTAAAATAAATAATCTGGTATTCTATCTTTAGGTTCAACATAATCTAATTTAAGAGTTTTAAAAATATCAGTTTCAGTTTTAGTCCTAATTTTTAGACCTTTTTCGCCATTAGGTTTTAATTTATAAATTCCATATTCATTAATAGTGAATCCTTTTTTAAGAGCATATGTTCGCATAGACTTATTGAATTCGCCACTTCCAGTAAAATATAACATAGCAGAACCAACACTATTTTTAGGAATTAATCTAATATCAATACGTCTATGATAATCTTTAAATTTACAGAATCCCATATATTTTGTAGGATTATCTAATGCTGTTAGATGATCAGTAATAAATTTTTTAGAAATAAGTAGTTTAAGAAATAATGACAAATAATTTGATTTTTTAGCAGTTTTTTCATCTTTAATACTATCATGATATAATAATATATCAATATCACCTGATTCTGGTTTATTTCTTCTATAAGAACCACAAATTATCATATTAAGACCTGGTATATTTTTAACTAAAATATCTTTAATATATGTGTCAATTTCAGAAATTTCAGAATGTGGAATTTTATGTTCTAGATCATAAAAATATTTCACACCTAATTGTTGATGATGTGTTAATGTGTCTAAAAGAGGAATATCATTATTAGATAGATTAGAAAAATCAAGTTTAAGTAATTTATCTAACGTAATATTTTGTTCAAGAAATTTTTTTGCTTTAGCAGGTCCAATTCCAGTAATTTTTTGTAAATCTAAAATTTGTTTAGTGGTGCTTACTTCACCAGTATCAAAATCTTTAATTTGTTCCAATGTTCCAGTTTCTAAAATTTCATTAATTTTTTTAATAGTTGTTTTACCTATTCCTTTAATATCCTTAATTTGATCAGTATGTGTTAGTTCAACAGATAATTTCTTAATAGTTGCTAAAGTTTTTTTATAGCTTACTAATTTAAATTTAAGTGTAGTACTAGGAGAAGTTTTTAATTGGTCAGTAGTTTTGACTATCATCTTTTCAAATGCGTTTATAATAGTAGAATTCATAGTGGATTAATATAAATAAATAATTTAATTATAAATCAATTTTATTATATGATATTATTATAGATGGATATAACTAATATAAAAGATAAATTAGTAGATTCATGTAGTAATTTAAATACACAATATGATATATTAGATGATATCCAATATAAACAATGTAGAGAAGAAATAAATGGTAAAAAATTTAGTTTAGACGATACAGAATCTAAAATATTTGGGGAAACAAGAGATACAAAGGAATCAACTTATTATGATTTATTACGAAAAATTAAACATCAATTATATATTGATTATAAAAATAAAGATTATTATAAAAATTTAAATATAATTGAAACTCTTAAAAAAATATCTAATAAATTAGATGATAATTTAATAAATAAATATAAAGATAAAGAACATTCACACTATGATTTACTATTAGATCATTATAATAATATAGATGAAAATAGAAAAAATAATTTAGATAATTTAGAAAATATTAATACAAAAAATCACCAAATGACTATTACGAATAATAAATTTAGTTCAAGTAAATATACTATAATTTTAACAATATTTATTATATTATTATTAATATTTTTATTATTATTAATAATATTTTTAAAAATATAATATTCTTAATTTATATATGGACTTTAATCTAATAGAAAATTTTGATAATCATAATTGTGGTATAGATTTTAATATAGGTAATATTACAACTAAAGAATGTAAATATTATACTGATGAAAGTTATCAAAAACTTAGAAATGAATATTTAAAATCAATTATTTCTAAATTTTTAGATAGTGATCAATTAAATAAAGATTGTATATTAAATTTGCTTACTAAAAATATAAAAGATTCTAAAACAGAATTATATAATATGGAATATGATTCTAATGAATATGAAGATAATATTAATAAAAAATCATTAGATTTATTATCAAATAGTATTGATTTAGATGAATTAGAAAATAATGTATTATTAGGAGAACAAAGAATAAAAGAAACAGATGAATTATTATATATAAATAATATTAAATATTACGCTATAATAGCATCATTAATTGTAATATTAATTATAGAACTAATTTTAATTAAATTATAAATTTAAATATTTTAATTATATATATGATTTACCAAGAAATAATAGATGAATTAAATAGTATTTTTAAAGAATTTAATTCAGAAGTTGAAATAGATGAAAATTCTAACGCTGATGATTTAATACAACATTTAGAAACAATCTATAATAATATTACGGATACTGCTATAGATAAATATACCAAATTTAAACAAAATAAAGATTTAAACAAATTAAGTGAATATAAGTTTAATTTAAATAACAATATTAAAGATATGCGTAATGAAGCAATGACTAACAAACGATTAGTTGAAATTAAAATAAATAAAGGAAGACGAACTGAATATATTATGAATATTTTAAAAATATGTTTAGTTATAGCAGGTTGTATGGTAATTTTTCCAATTTTAAATAAACTTAATGTATTAAATAGCCCAAATACACTTATAATATGGGGTATATGTGTGTCAGTTATGGTGATAGTTATATTATATTTTGTTTACGTCCATATAAATATTAGAGATAAAAATGATTTTAACGCATTTGTATTTCAAAATCCAAATTCACAAATTATATCACAAAGTAAAATAAATGTTAGTTTATCTGATGAAGACTATGCTAGATGTAAAGCATTTGAAGATGTTAATGCTGAACACGACGAGGAAGATGTTAAAAATTTAGATATTGATAAATATATAACACCAGAATATAAAGAACAATGTAAATAATTATAATATATTACAACAATTAAAAATAGTTTTTTTCTTTTCTTCAATAGTTGGATTAATTATATTTAGAATTTCAACATCTTTATCACAAATGGTACATATTTTAGTTAATGTATTTTTTTGTTTAATCCAATCTTTTAGACAATCATAATGATAATGATTTTTATGATGACAACTTAAAACAACAATATTATCTTTTAATTCTTCTAAACAAATAATACATTCATTTTCCATTATATTATTTATAAATAAAATTGATTTAAATATTTAAATATTTATAAATTATATTATAATGTCTTTTTTAAATAAACTTACAACTTCTAGAAAAACAATTATTGAAATGATGGATTTAAGAGGATATCAAACAGATAAATATAATAATTATTCTAGTAAAGAGTTAGATATTATGTTAAAAAATATGGATAAAAAACTTAATTATAATAATATGCCTTTAGATATGATTTTTGATCATATTGATACTGATAAACAATGTGTATTAAAATATATTATATCTAGAGTTAGAGTTTCTAATTTAAAAACATTAATAACAGAATTAATTGAATATGAACTTGTAAAACCATATGATGATATTATATTTATAGTAAAAGATAAAATAAATAATTTAGAACCATTTTATAATTTATTTAATAGTTTTTTAACAACAAATAAAATATTTATTCAAATATTTTCAATTGATAATTTGATTAGAAATATAACAAATCATGAATTAGTTCCTAAAATGCGTATTGTATCAGAAAAAGAAAAAGAAGAAATAAAAAAAAAATATAATATAGAAACTAATTCTAACTTACCATTAATATTAAAATCTGATCCAGCAGCAATGTTTTATGGTGTAAAAAGTGGTGATTATATTGAAATAACTAGAACAAGTGAAACATCTGGAATATATATTGCTTATAGATATTGTGAATAAATTAATTTATAATTTTAAATAATTCTTTTAATGTGTTTAAAGATAGATCAACATTATGATTTAATTTTGTATTAATTTTAATTTGATTATTATTAATAAATAGTATAGAAATTTCTTCATTTATTTTAAATTTATGAATAGATTGTTCTAAAACATTATAATTTTTTTTACAAGGAAAATTATAGTATCTATCTTCAGTATTAAAATATGTAATAAATAAATTATTAATATTATTAATATGTTTTATATTTGTTTTTTTCCAATTTTTTTTAGATAAATAGTCTAAATAATTAATACCATAATTATAAATTTTTAAATTGTATTTTGTATGTGTATAATTTTTATTTATACACATGTCCAAAATAGAATTATAATATATTTCATCTAATTTTTTAGTGAATACACTATTATTTAAATAATTTCCTAAAAAAATATCTAAATTATTAATATTATTTTCTTTAAATTTAAGTAGTGTATTTTCTATTTGTTTATTCATTATTAAATAATTTAAAAAATATAAGTTTAAATCAAATTTATTATATGATTATAAAATTGATTTAAACTTATATTTTTTTAATAATTTAAATAATAAATTATGGTTAATTTTGTAGTGTTGACTAGTGATGGTGATATAAAAGATATTCAAATAAATTTAAAATCTGAACTTAGAAATAAACCTTTTAAAAATATTTTAAGATTTAAAAAAAAAATTGAATTATTTACATCTAATATTGATGTTGGAAAAGGTAAATTAAATGAAATATACACTTGGAAAATAGACAATAATAAATTAATAGCATATGGATATTTAAAAGGAAATACAAAAAATAATCATGAATTGCCTATATTAGATGAATCTAAAAATAATATAATTTATTATGATGATATAATGTTAATTAAATTAAATGATAATGATATTTTACTAGATATTACAACTGATGAATATGAGAAATTGTATAATGATTTATATTATAGTAAAGATAAATCTCAACAAAGCGATGATTTAGAAAATTTTGATGAAGAAAATATAGAAGACGAAATCATAAATAAAGATATAAATGATATTGAAGATATAGAATCTAATAGTGATAGTGATATTGATAGTGATATTGATATTGATAGTGATATTGATAATGATAATGATAATTATGAAATAGAAATAATAACTCATAAAAAAAAAAAAAAAAAAAAAAAAAAAAAAGAAAAATTAATAAAAAAAAAAAAAATTAAAAAAAAAAAAAAAAAACTCAAAAAAAAAAAAAAAAAAATAAACAAACCGTAGATATATTATTAGAAGATGAAAAAGATCATGTAAATACAACTAACAATATATATATAGAAGAAGATATCACAAATGATTTAATAAAATATAATGAAGATGATGAATATACTGATAACAGAATTAAAAATATAGATATATTTAGTTCATTATTAAATGATACTGAAAAGGCTAAAGATATTGAACTAAGTATTTATGAATATTCTAAAACAATTAGTAAAAAAAGAAATATATTACCATTATGGACAAATGATATTTTTAAAAAAATTTATTTAAGTAAAAGTATATCATTATTCTCAAATATTGATAAACATTCTTATATAAAGAATGAATCTTTAATTAACAAAATTAATAAAGAAAAAATAATTCTAAAAAATATTGCTTTTATGAGTTACCAAGAATTGTTTCCAGAACATTCTAAACAATTTTTAGATGAAAAATTTAAAAGAGAAAAATTAATGTATGAAGAAAAACAAGAATCTATGACTGATCAATTTAAATGTGGTAGATGTAAACAAAGAAAATGTACATATTATGAATTACAAACAAGAAGTGCTGATGAAGGAATGACTATATTTATTACATGTTTAAATTGTGGATGGAGATGGCGTCAATAATGTAAATCTTCCAATTTCCAATATTCTGATTTATTTCCAATTTTTCGTTCAATTATAAATGGTGTTTTTCTTTGTTTAAGTTCTTCCTCAGCAATATCTAATTCATCTGTTATATGATTTGGAACTGATATTAATGGTTTAGCTCCATGTCTAATTTGTTCAGATCTTATACCTAATACTTTAGTCTTCTCATATTTTGATAAAATAGGTTTAGATATATTTGTTTTTTTCATAATTTCATAATTTTCTAAAACTTCAAAAGCATCATTAAAAGTTGATTCTTCGATAACATTAATATTCATTATATATAGTATTTATATTTTTTCTTTCATTTAAATCAATTTTATTTTATTTATTAATAATTTTACCAAATATGAGGTGTGATTCCTTTTTTATGACAATCTAAACAAATATAAATAAATTTCATATTTTTATTATCATATTTAATATAAATAATTTCAGATTTAGCTTTAGGGCAATTTTCATTCGGACATTTAATTCCTTCAGCTCTAGGTAAAGTAATATCGTCATAAATAAATGGATTTATAAAAGAACTTTTTTTTATATTATCTAAATTATAATCTATTTTAAATAAACAACTGTTATCATTTTTATCATATTCATTATGATTGTTACAGTTATTACATATATATTTAGGTTTTTTAATAGTCGAATCTTCAGTATCTTCATCAACTAATTTTAAATATAACATATTATCACAATGTTTACAAAATTTCATTATAATTAATACATAAAAAAATATTTAAGTTATTTTCAATTTTTATTTTAAATAATTAATTATTTATTATTTATTTAATACCCAACGTTTCATAGTTCGTTTAGGTCCAACGACTTCAATTACTTTCCAAGTTTTTCCATCATTTTCTGATATCTTTGTATAACCTATATCATATAGTTTTGCTAAATCATTTGGTGATTTTCTAACATTTTTTTTTTTAGTAATAGATTTATCAGACTTGTTAGAGTTGTTACTATTAGATTTAGAAGTATCAATATTATTTGTTTCATTATTTTCATTATAAAGATATTCAATCTTATTACTAAGATAATTTATATCCATAATAATATCCATTGAATAAATTGTGGAGAAGATATTAGTAGATTGTTTATCTTTATTTTCATCTATATATTTTCTATAATAATCTATTTTTTTAATAAAATGTTTAATCATAATATCTTTAAATACATCAAATCCATTAGGTGGGTTTTCTAACATCTTAATAGTAGCTGTTTTTATATTAAAATAATTTATAATTTTAGAATAATTTTTAGCTTTAGTTCCGATTTCATTCTCGAAACCAGGTTCATTTACAATAGGATTTTCATTTAATAATGATTGGATCGATAATAATACTGTATTCAAATTCAAACATGTAGTCCATCCAGGTCCTGACCATGTTCCTAAAATAGATAAACACACTTTCCCATTTGTATATAAATTAGGATTAAATCTTATACCATTTTCATGTGTTACAAATTTTACTTTTGGTGGATTAAATGGATAATCATTTGGAAAATTTATATCAAATAAATAAAACCCATTTTCATAAGGTGTATTAGGTGGACCAATAATTAGTGCTTTTATATTTGTAATATCGGATTCATCTATATGACAATAAATTCCAACATCATTAATATCACCTTCTATATAATTTTTTATATCTTTTGCTATACGTTTTTGACCTAAAAAATTAAAAGACATTTTATTTAAATACAATTATAATGTTTAAATCAATTTAAAATTTAATTAAATTTGATTTAAACTTAATTTTAAATTAATAGTAATACTACATTTTTCTAATATTTTAATAACAAATTATGATAATAAAGTTTTTTATTTAAAAAATTGAATTTTATTTTAATTAAATTATTTAAAAAAAATTATTGCCTATTATAAAATGACCACTCAGAAAAAATATACAGATTTGAAAGAATTTCTAAGATGTCATAAAACTATTCCAGAAAAAACTTTTACACATACTGCTCTAGGACAACCACCACATAGTTATCCTGGTTCATATTCTATAGATGATGAAGAATTATCATTATTTTATAATTTATATAATAAATGTGTATTTGAAGATTCAAATACCGTTCATTTAACTGAAAAGCATAAAGATGTAGCGCCAATTCTTATAGATTTAGATTTAAGACATAGTACAAAAAATCAGAAGCGTCATTATACGCCTAGTTTTATAGTAAAATTTATAGAATATTACGTTCAAGAAATTAAAAAAATTATACCAAATATAGATGATAATAATTTGGTTGCTTTCGTATTAGAAAAAAAAACTCCTAATTATCAAGGTGGTAAAGGTGTATTTAAAGATGGAATTCATATATTATTTCCATATATAATTACAGAACCCAAAGTTCAATATTTGCTACGTTTTAATAGTATTAAAAATGACAATATATTAGAATTATTTAATTCAATACATTCAATTAATGAACCTGACGATATTTTTGATATAGCAGTTATTGAAAAAAATAATTGGCAAATGTATGGTAGTACTAAACCAAATCATGAACCTTATAAATTAACAAATATTTATAAAAATAAAGATGGAGAAATGAAAAAAATTCATAATAATTTTTCAGATAAAGATATTTTAAAATTATTAAGTATTAGACATATTAAAGATGAATATGTAGTGAATAATACTATGTATAGTTCTAATTTTGATGATATATTTAATGAAATTCCAAAACAACAGCAGGTAAAAAAGCGTAAAAAAGTTAAGCGTAAAAAAAATTCACCTATTAAAAAAAATTATATTAATGATGAACAAGAACTTGATTTTATTAAATCTATTATAAAAATTTTAAGTGAAAGTAGAGTTGATAAATATGATCTTTGGATACGATTAGGTTGGTGTCTTCATAATATAGATAATAGTTTATTAAAAGATTGGATAGAATTTAGTAAAAAGTCTTATAAATTTGTAGACGGAGAATGTGAAAAAGAATGGAATATGATGGATAATGAAGGATTAGGAATTGGGACTTTATATTTATGGGCAAAAGAAGATAATTCATATAAATATAAAGAATTAGTTCGAAGAAATCTTAGAAAATGTATGTTAGAATCTCTTTCATTAGAACCGAATGATATTGCTAGAGTTGTTTACAATTTATATAAAAATGAATTTGTATGTTATTCGGCAAAAAAAAATGCTTGGTATCAATTTAAGAATCATAGATGGAATGAAATAGATGACGCTATTGATCTTAGAAAAAGATTGTCTAGTGAAGTTATACATGAGTATGATATGTTAGATCGTCATTTATCAGATCAAATTACAAACATTACGGATGAGGATGAAAAAGATATTAAAAGAAAAAAAAAGGAAACTATAGGTAAAATTATTAAACAACTAAAAAGAACATCTTTTAAGAAAAGTGTTATTCAAGAATGTAATGAATTATTTCATGATTCTAAATTTGAAGAAAGATTAGATAAAAATCTAAATTTAGTTGGTTTTGAAAATGGAATTTATGATCTAGAAGAATTAGAATTTAGAGATGGTTTACCAGAAGATTATATTAGTTATAGTTGTAAAATTAATTATTATAACCATGATGAAGATGATGAAGATATTATTCAAGTTAATGAATTTATGAAGCAAGTTTTACCTAAAAAATCAGTAAGAGAATATGTATGGACATTATTAGGTAGTTTTATTTGGGGTAAAAATAAAAATGAAAAATTCCATATTTGGACTGGATGTGGTGGAAATGGAAAAAGTAAATTAATTGAATTATTTGAATATGCATTTGGAGATTATTGTGTTAAATTACCAGTAAAACTTTTGACAGAATCTAGAGGAAGAGGAGAAGGAGCAAATCCAACATTAGTTAGAACTAAAGGTAAACGATTTGCTTGCTTACAAGAACCTGATAAAAATGAAGAAATTAATGTTGGATTAATGAAAGAGTTAACTGGTAATGATACTATTATTGCTAGAGGTCTTCATAAAGATCCAATTGAATTTAAACCACAATTTAAAATGATTTTAACATGTAATGATTTACCAAGAGTTTCGGCAAATGATCAAGGAACTTGGAGACGTATAAGTGTTGTTGAATTTATTTCTAAATTTGTAGATTATCCAGATCCATCTGATCCATATGAATTTAAAATAGATGATACATTAGATGAAAAATTAAAAAGTTGGCCAGAAGCATTTATGTTTTTGTTAATAGAATATTTCAAAAAATACAAAAAAAATGGAATTAAAGAACCAAATGATGTTAAACGAAATACTGAAGATTATCAGGTTGAAAGTAATATGTTTATTGGATTCTTTAATGAAAGATTAATTGAAACGGATAATGCTGATTCATCTGGTATTAAATTAGATGATATTTATAATCTTTATCAAGATTGGCATAAACAGGCTTATGGACAAAATTCTAAATGTCCTACTAGAAAAGAATTAAAAGAAAATTTACAAAAAAAATATGGGAAAAAACATACTAATCATAAAAATATTTGGTTAGGATTAGAATTTAATGAAAATAATGACAATAATGAATTAATTATGGAAGATGATTAATTCACTTTTAAATATATTAAAAAACCTATTATAATTATTAATATAATTAATATAATTACACCTATAATTAATAATAATTTAGTATTATTATTTTTGTTGGTATTTATTTTAATATCCTTTAATTTAAAATTTAAAATATCTATTTCTTCAGATTTATCTTTTATATTTTTATTTTGATTTTCTAATTTTTTAGATAAATCTTTAATCATTACTTTATGTTTTACATTATAATTATCATATAATAGATACATATCTAAAGATATTTTTATTTTATCTAATATTTTAGAATCATTTTTAATTTTAGTTATATCTTTTTTAGATATAGATTGTTTTAATAAATCATATAAACTATATTTTTCTAAATTTATACTATTTATATCATATTCTTTCCCTTTTTTTATTGTTTCTATTGGTTTTAGATATTCTTGTAAATCTTCTATATCATTTTTAAAACTTATAGTTGGACTATCTGCTTTTTGATATGATTGTTCTGCTCCCATTAAAATAAGACATTATTTTTTTCTTATTAATAATTAATTAAATTTATATAAATTTATATAAATATAGTATATGTGTATTAAATTAATAGAATGGTTTAATGAAGAATTTTTATTTATGTTTGAATCTAACAAATTTAAAAAATATAAAAAAACTAATTCAGATGAATTATCTCATAATATAAAAATAATAATAGATGAACCCAAAATATCTCCATCGGATTCAAAAATATCAATAGAAACGAATTATTCAATATCTAAAGTAGAAACCCCATCATCTATAGAATTAATATCAAATGATAAATATGATTTATATACATGGGATATTTTATGAACAACATTTAGTAAAACATCTTCCTAAACATCCAGGTGGTTTAAATTTTAATTCTTTATTATCTATTTTAATAAATGTATCAATTAAAACTGGAACGAGGCGTTTTAAAATTGGATCAAAAACTTCATCATCACCTGGACCATCTGTTTTATCAATAATTACATTTAAAATTTTAATTATAAGTGCTTTTTTCTGATCACCAGATAGTTTTTTAAATTTTTGAACATATGTTATAATTTTTGGTAAAAGATCTACAATTTTTTCAGCAGATATATCTTTAAATGAAATAGCAAGTGCTTCAATAAAATCTATAGAATCTTGCTCGGCTAAAATTTTATCAATAACAGACATTTTATAAAATACTAATATATTTTTTTTATAATTAAATATATATGAATAAATATGAAATTGAAACTATTATGTATTTAATAGTATTAATAACTGGTTTAATACTAATATATTTAGTATTAAATAATAAATTAAAAATATAAAATAATTATTTTTTTAAACATAATTTTACTTTTTCTATAGTTTTTTTATTTAATGAACCATTTTTTATATCAATATCAATACATGAAGCTATTTTAGGCAAAATTATTTTATAATCTTTTTCAGAATATAATTTAAATAATTCTGCTAATTCAAATATAAATTGAGAAGTTTCAGTCTTTCCTAAAAATGTTTCTATTGGAAATTCTTTTTGAAATTTCTCTAATATTTGTTCTTCAGTATCTTCGCCCACTATATGTAAATTATTCAATTCATTTGTTGACATTATATATATATAATATAAAATTTTATTTAAAAAAACGCTTAATTTAAATGTCTAAATTTAATACGTATAATTCCTCTTGAATTTTATTTTTAATATAAGTTATAGATTCTTTTGAAATATCATTTTTTTCAAATATATCATCATCTGCTAATAATATATCGTTTAATGAATTAAAATCTAAAAATAAAATTTTATTAATAATATATTTATCTATATTTATATGTGTTAAAAAATCTTGAATATGATTATAATTTTTAGTTTCATTACTAAATTTAGATTTTATATTAAATTTAGATATTAATTCTAATTTTGAGTATATATCACTTATATTATTTTTAATTTCATCTGTAATATTCATTAAATCATAATTATTATTTACATTTTCCACCATTGAATTTTGTTTATTTTTTAATTCATCCAATGATAAATTAATTTTCTTAATCTCTTTAGATATATTTAGTAAATTCATTGTCATAATATATTATAGCATATATAATTTTACCATAATCTATACATTCATATTCATTATAAAATTGAATAAATTTTTCTGTTTATATTTATCTTAACATACTAAAATGGATTCTAAATACATTACTAATTTAAATGATCTATCGGAGGGCGCCACTATTTACCATCTCGCAGTAGAAAATCGCGACCATGAACAACTAAAAAAAGCTTCTAAAACTGAATTAGAAAAATTAGATAGAGATGGTGAAAGTGTTTTGCATTATGCTGCGATCAATGATGATAATGAAACATGTAAATTACTATTAGAATTAAATCCAGACTTAAGAAATATTAAATGTATTGAAGGTAAAACAGCATTAGATTGGACGAAAGAATATCAAAGTGAATATAATAGTCATCAAGAAATATGTGCTTTGTTAGCACAATAATTATAAATTATTCTAATTTAGTGGTATTTTGTAGTATAATATCACCTACAATTTCTTCTTTATTATTTAAAATAATTTCTACTGCGTCTATTAAAGATGATTCAATAGTATCTTCTGTTTCTTCTGATAATTCTAATATCATATTATTTATGATATTTATTTCTCGGTCACTCCAAAGATCTTTAAATTGTAAAAATATAGTATTTGTTTCTGGTTCTTTAGTTTTTTTATTTTTAAAATTTTGTTTAATAAAAGTTATATAATATTCTATAGAATGTGCTATGATAGAATTTTCTTCATAAGACATCTTAAGTTTCTCTAAACCTTTTACTGCATATTTAAATATATTTTTAATATCTTCATTTTCAGGTTCATACCATTGGATTGCTTTTATAATAGGATTATAGATATTATGAATATCAGATCTATTATCACCATTCGTCCATCTTAAAGCTCCTTGTAATATATTTGGATCATTATAAGTTATTCTATTATTTTTTATACTTATCTTAGTATTCATGGGTTTAAAATCTAACATTGCTAATCTAATAAGACATGTTAAGGGGTCAATAATAGAATGAGTATTATTTTCAAAAAAGATTGAATTAAAAAATTTATAAATTGAACCACCTAAATATTGTTTAAACATTTATTAATAATTAATATAATTCAATTATTATTTAAATAAAAATTGAATTATATTAATATTTATTAATTATATAAAATGATTATTCCAGTTAAATGTTTTACTTGTGGCAAAATTTTAGGAGATAAATGGAGATATTATAAAAAAGAAGTAGAAAAATTAAAAGAAAAAGAAGGTGTATCAATGGATGATACAGTAATTAATGTAAATTCAAAAACTTTAAAACAAACACCAGAAGGAAAAGTATTAGATAAATTAGAATTAACTAGGTATTGTTGTAGAAGAGTTATGTTAGGACATACTGATTTAATTGATATAATTTAGTTTAATTAATTACGACATTATATATTATATTATAATATGGATAAACTAATATATTTATTTTTATTATTAATATTATTTGTTAATTCACTTAATACTAAGTTTATGTTAGTAAGTATTTGTTGTTTTGTTGGATTATGTATTTATTTAAAAAATCAGAAATTACTTATTGTAGGACTTATAATATTATATATTTTAAGTCTATTTAGTCAAAAAAAACAAAAAGAAACTTTTGATAATAATTTTAAACCAAAAAAAACTACTATAGTAATAGAAAAAAATATAGATAAAACTATTATAAAAGATAAATATGATGAATTAGTATTATCACCAAAATCATATAGTAGATTAAGTTTTATTTTAAGAAGTTTATTAGATAAATCATATTTAGAAAATAATAAAGAATCAATTGATAATATTATAGACAAATATAATATTAAAAATATATTTAATTTAAGTGATTCAATTATAAATAAAAAATCTCTTGTAAAATATAATAATTTTTTAGAAAAAATTACTTGTATTAAAAATAATGATGAAAATAATACAAATTATTTAGATTGTAATAATGATAATTTAAAAAAAATAAAAATATTTTCAGAATTAATACGAATTTATACATTTTCTATAGAATATGTATTAAAACTAATTAATAACTATAAAATTAGACAATTATGTGATATTGAAAACCATTTAAAAGTGTTAATTAATAAAGGACAATTTGGATATGAATATAATGGTTATATGGTTTATATAAATAAATTATCTATTAATAACAAATATTATAAATTGTTAGAATTACTTGAATTAGATAAACTATTAAAAAATCAAAATACGAATATTCCTATTAAAGATAGATTATATAATTATGTAGATGATAATACAAAAGTCTCTAAAGATCTTAATAGTTTAGTTGTTATGTTTGATTATTATAAAATTTTAGATAGTGTTAAATTATTTAATGAAGAGGATGATTATGATTGGGATTATTCTATATTAAGAAATATAGATTTAAATAAAAATTATTGGGATATTAGTTTTTTTAAAGAATATAAAATAAAAGAGTTAATAATTAATAAAATTAATGAATTAACTAAAGATGATAAAAATATATTTAAACATGAATTAAATAATAAATATAAAAAACCTTCCAATGAAAAAAAATTAATCCAACAAGCACAAATTGATAAAAATGAATATAAAATAGTAGAAGATAACTATGATAAAAAAGAATCTCAAGAATTTTTAGAAAAATTAAATTTAAAAAATATTAAAGAAAATTTTACAAAAGTATTTTTAGAAATTATAGATGAAATACATAATTTATATGATGATAGATGTAAAAAAGATTGTAAAAATAAAGAAAATACCTTTTTAAATATGTGTATGTATTATTCAATTAATATATTAAAAATATGTATTAAGAATGGTCGTATGTTTTATGTTGGTTTATTTATAATATTTATATCATTGATTTTATATTTTATTGATGCTTCAAAATAGTAAGAATTAATTTTATTAAAATTATATTTCTTAATAATATAAATGGACTATAATATTGATACATGGAAAGTAATAGATAATTATTTTAATGTTAATAATAACTATTTAACAAAACATCATTTAGATTCTTTCAATGATTTTGTTTTAAACAAAATCCCTTTAACTATTAAACAATATAATCCACAAATTTTATATAAAGAATTAGATAAATCTACAGAAAAATTTAAATATGAAACACATATTTATTATGGTGGAAAAGATGGTAATAATATTTATATAGGAAAACCAGTTATATATAGAGATATTGATGGTGTGGAAACTAAAAAAGCTTTATATCCTAATGAAGCCCGTCTTAGAAAATTGACATATTCGTCGCATATTTTTTGTGATATCTATATAGAATATATTATTAGGAATGAAGATGATGAAGAAGTAATATTTAATAAAGAATTTAAAAAAGTTCAATTAGGGCAAATTCCAATTATGTTACAATCAAAAATTTGTATGCTTAATGGTTCAACATTCGATTTAAGAAAAAATATGGGTGAATGTCCATATGATCAAGGTGGGTATTTTGTAGTTGATGGACAAGAAAAAGTAATAGTGTCCCATGAACGAAAAGCAGAAAATAAACTATATATTATTAAATCATTAGAAGGTCTTTATAGTTATTCAGCTCAAATTAAATCTGTTCCAGATGATTCTTTTAAATATGCTAGAACAACTGTTGTTAATATAAATAAAACAACAAATGTTATAACAGTAAGATTGCCTAGTATAAAAAAACAAATACCATTATTTGTATTATTTAGAGCATTAGGTATAGAATCTGATAAAGAAATTTTAGAATATATATTATATAATTTAGATGATGAAAAATCCCAATTATTTATGGAAATATTAAGACCTTCAATAGAAAACGTTGGACCTATATATAATCAAGATTTAGCGCATAAATATTTAGCAAATTTAACATTAGGAAATTCAGCAAGTCATTTAAAGGATATTATAAATACAGATATATTTCCACATGTAGGGACAAGTTATATTTATAAAGCCTATTATTTAGGATATGTAGTTCATAAATTATTAAATGTATTATTTAAAATAGATGAAGAAACAGATAGAGATAGTTTTGAATATAAACGAGTTGATTTATCTGGATTTTTGCTTGCTAATTTATTTAGAGAAAGTTTTAAACAATTCCAGAGAGATACAAAAATTGCTATAGATTCAGAATATAGATTTAATAGTAGTCAATATGAAGATGAAAATTATCAAAATATAGTTAATAGTGATAATATTAAAAAAATATTTAATCAAAATGTAATTTCAAGCTCTTTTAATAAATCATTTAAAATAGGAACAATTTTAAATAAAAAAGGTCTTATTCAAGCATTAAATAGATTATCATATGTTGGATCAATATCGCATTTACGAAGAATTAATACTTATGGAGATATGATTATGATAGGTCAACGAAAATTACATCCTACACAATATGGTATTATATGTCCTGTAGAAACTCCAGATGGAGGTAATATTGGTATTAAAAAACATCTAACTGTAACAGGTCATATTACATTTGGATGTGAGGCTAAACCTATAATAACATTATTACATCAATTGGGTGTTAGACATTTAGAAAATTTAAAACCATCATATATTGTTAATAATTGTAAAGTTTTTGTTAATGGTAAATGGATAGGTATACACACAGATCCAATAAAATTAACAAAAATTTTAAAATTATTTAGACAAAATAGTTATATTAATATTTTTACTTCAATAGTATTAAATAATAGATCATTGGAATTATCTATATTAACTGATGGTGGAAGATGTTGTAGACCATTATATATGATGGAAGATAATAAATTATTAATAAATAAAACACATATAAAAGGTTTAGAATCAAAAATAGATTGGTATAATTTAGTAGGTGGATTTCATACTAAAAAAACGGATTATTATGATTGTGTTTATAATTGTCCTACAAAAATAGATTTTACAAATTATGAACAAATTGTTGAAGAATTAACTAAAACAAGATCTATTATAGAATTTATAGATACAGATGAAATGAGTCAATCATTATTATGTACGAATTATAATAAACTTAAAGAAAATGATAGATTTTCTCATTGTGAAATACATCCATCATTGATTATGGGTATTTTAGGTTTTACAATCCCATATGTTAATACTAGTCAAGCTCCAAGAAATGTATATGGAACAGGACAAACTAAACAAACTGTTGGAGTATATACAAGTAATTATAGAAATAGATTTGATACATCAACACATTTACTACATTATTCACAAAAACCATTAATTACAACAAGATTAAGTAAATATGCTTTTATTGATAAATTACCAACTGGTATAAACGCTATTGTAGCAATTGCGTCATATTCTGGTTATAATCAAGATGATTCTATTATTATTAATAAAAGTTCTATAGAAAGAGGTTTATTTGCGTCTTCTTATTTTAAAACATATGATGGAGAAGAAATAATAGATACACGAAATAATTCACAAGATTTTTTCTATAATCCAAATGATAGTATTAATGAAGATGTTAAGAAAAAAAATGAATACAATTATAATAATGTAGATATTAATGGATTAGTAAAAGAAGGTATATTTGTAAATGATAACGATGTTTTAATTAGTAAATATACTAATGCAGGAATTGGAAGTAATAAAACAATGAATGATTGTAGTGTAGCTGTTAAAATGGATGGATGGGGTGTGGTAGATAAAGTATTTAGTGATTATTGTAATTCTAATAAACAAAAAATAGCTCGTGTAAGAATATGTACATACCGAGATCCAAGTTTAGGTGATAAATTTGCTAGTCGTCATGGTCAAAAAGGTGTTATAGGTATGATTTTACCACAAGAAGATATGCCTTTTACTAAAGATGGTATTGTTCCTGATATTATTATTAATCCACACGCTATTCCAAGTAGAATGACTTTAGGTCAATTAGTAGAATGTGTTATGGGTAAATCATGTGCTCTTTTAGGAACATATGCCGACGCTACACCTTTTACAAATATAGATAATAATGAAATATTTAATATATTAGAAAATAACTGTAAATTTCAAAGACATGGCGATGAAATATTATATAGTGGTATAAATGGAACACAATTGTCAACAAAAATATTTATAGGTCCTACCTATTATCAAAGATTAAAACATATGGTAAAAGATAAAATAAATTCTAGAGCTACAGGCGCCGTATCATTAAAAACAAAACAACCACCATCTGGTAGATCTGTTGGAGGTGGGTTAAGAATAGGTGAGATGGAACGCGACGCTATATTATCACATGGAGCACTTCAATTTTTAAAAGAAACTATGTTAGAACGATCAGATAAATATTCAACATATGTTAGTACATATAGTGGTATGACATCAATTGTTAATCCTAAAGATAATAAATATGTTTGTCCATCTGTAGATGGACCATTGGTCTTTAATGAAGATCATGGAATTGAAAATGATAATAGTAGTTGTGATATAGTTAAGATTAATATTCCATATAATACTAATCTTATGATTCAAGAATGTAATGCTATGGGTATTGCATTAAGATTTATAATAGATAAAGAAAGTAATTATAAACAAATAGATATACCTACTAAACCTTCTAAATTTGTGCTACAAGATAGCGATAAGCGCAAATTTATTATGAGTAAAAAAGATTCTAAAAAGAAATCATTTATTCCACCAACTCCTAAAAATAAAGATAAATTTATAAACAAACTGAAATATAATAAAATTATAGTGTCTGAATTACCACAAAATATTACTAAAAATGATTTAAACAAATTATTTAGTGAAATTGGTCAAATTTTTGAAATAACATTAAATTATGGTAATACTGCTATTATTATTTATACAAGTAATGATGCAGCAAAACAAGCAATTTCAGAACTAAATAATATATTATTAGATGGATCACTAATTGTTGTTTCGTTATATACAAATGATATATCTATACCTATTGTAGAACCTTTAGGATTGTATGATGATTATAAATTTGATGTTAACCAAACTGAATATGAAGCATCGAGAGAAAAAGAAATAGAAGAAGAAAAAGAATTTTATGAAACAATAAAATCACCTGATTTTAAATCTTCACAAACATTTAATTTTACACCTAATGATATACCACCTACTACTGATTGGAAACCTGATTATTTAAAAGAATTTAATAATAATAATACATCCAATTCACTAGAAAATGATTTTGAACTCCCATATGAAACTCTTGAAGATAAAGAATATTTTAATAAAACATATGGAGCAACCAATTCAACACCTATTGAATCATATGTTCCTGATAACTCATTTATGAAAGAATTAGAAAAGAAAGAACAAGCTATACGAGATAAATATAAAAATGATAATGATAATGATAATGATAATGATAATGATAATGATAATGATAATGATAATGATAATGATAATGATAATATACAAAAGGGTGGTGGTAACTTAGATTTTAGTGAAATTAATCTAAAAAGTGATAATTTATTAGATACTATAGATTTACAAGGAAATACAATATCCAATTTAAGCGATTTAGATAATTTAACTTTAAATATTCATGATAAACCTCTACCTACACAACCTATTATATCTAATACACAAGATCAATCATCGCCTGAAATAAAACATATTACAATTAATTTAAATAATAATCCATTAACATCTGTAGAACCTAAAAATTTAAGTAATGATTCAGGGACATCATTAGATTTTAAACCATTATCAGATAATAATGAAACTTTAGATACAAAAACAATAGATGTTAATTCATTTGTAAATGATAATACAGAAATAAATACAGAAATAACTAATCAAACACAAATTGATAGTGATACAACATTAAATGATATACCAACTGAAAATTTAATTGATAATTTAGATATATCCACATTAGAAAATGTAATATTATAAAATAAATTTATTTAATAATATTATAATGACAATAATTTTAACGATACTAATAATATTAATTTTGTTTTTAGTAGTATTTTTAAATAAAAAAGAAACATTTTATTATGAATCTGAATATGATGATGATGATTTACACGGTCCAGCGCGAGACGCTTTCTATAAAGACTTGGATGAAAGAATAAATATAGTCACTAAATTATAGATAATATAGTTATTGAATTAAAGTATATCCACTTTTTTTATTTTTTTTTTTAATATACTTTCGTGTAGTTGTACATGTTAATAATACAATTAATAACATTAAAAATATTGTATAATATAAAAATATCATACTTCCTATTATCCATAATACAATTGGTGGACTAAATAATAATACATTAATTATAAATAATATAATTGCTTTTTCCTTTTTGCGAGTTCTAATTGCTTCACCATTATCATATGGTATATCGAAATATTTATTTATTATCTGTGATGAAAAATATGAAATATAAATAATAGAACCAAATAACATAAATATTAAACTAATTGAAATAAATATATCTAATACATTACATACCTCTCTTAGTTGATTATTACTAATACATTCAGTACTATTATATAAACATTCAGAATTTGTTTTACATATACTTATATTAGTTATATTATTTGTACACCATTGACATAATGTATTATCTATACATGTATCTATATTATAATAAAAATCACATTTAGAATATATATTTCCACAAGATATATTTATTAATCCCAATAATAGTAAAATTTTACAGCTCATAATTTATTATTATTATAATAAGCTTTAAATATTAATCATCTAATTCTAAAATAAATTTAAGTAGTTTGTCAGTCCATCCATACAAACATCCATTAGGTTTAGAATTAGGGACATTCCTATTTGTTATATTGTTTTTATGTGCTAAAGACACTATTATTTCTTCCCAACTTAATTCTTTAAACATTGATAAATGAATATGTTCAAAAATAGTTTCACATTCATATATATTTGAATCCTTAAATTTACATTTATCATTTATGATATCTTTATAAAAACATAATGAAGCAGGTGATATAGATTTTCCTATAGAACTATATATACTTGGAGCATTAATATATGAAATAACTTTGTTAATTGCTAAACTACCTAAATAACAACATCCCACAATTTTTTTATTATTATTTACTAAAGCATTAATGCGTTTATTTATATTTTGTGGAAAATAGTAGTCATCATCATCCATAAAAACAATGATATCATTTTTAGCTATTTCACAAGCTCTATTTCTACTTTCACCTATCGTCATACATTCATTTAAATGAATGTATTTAATTCCCATTTTTAATCGTTCTTCTTCATTTGGTAAAAATTCTTCTACTGTTTCATCATCATTACTAGTATCATAAATAATCCATTCCATTTTATTTTTAGGATAGTCACACGTTTGATAATTATAGACTGCCAATTTAAACATATGTTTCCTATTATGTGTTAATGTTATACATGATATTTTAGGTAATTCACTATTTACAATATCAGTTGATTTTTTTACAGAATTATTCCGTACATTTTTTAAATGATTATTCATTAAATCTTTAAACAATTGATCGTTTATACTATGATTTCTAATAGCGTGTGTGTGACAATTTTCACTCATTGATTCAAGACTATTTATGCTAGTATTCATAATTTTTATAATTGACGTTTTTAATTCATCTACATCATAATCATATTTGGAACCTAATAAATTAGTAAGTTTTTTCTTTTTAGATTTGAGTGGAATACAATCTTCTAAACTAACTATTTCTTTCATTGGACCTCCATTTATTATTAATGGTATAGATTTTGCCAACATACATTGGTTAATATTATGACTAAAACTATCAATATTATTTAGGCAAATATGTACTCCACATCTATTAAACATAACTTCAAATTCATTTTGTGATAATTTATTCAAATAGTTAATATTGTCTTGATTTTTCTTAACATTAAATAAACTACCATTTACTATATTTAATGTTGGATAATTTGGTTCCCAAGCATCTATTATTTTTTTATAGTTTGTATATTTTTGGTCATAACAGTATAATAAATACTCGTCATACTCTTTATCAACTGATGTGTATAAATCAGTGCTTCGCCATCCAATATATTTTAGTTTAGATGAATCTACAAAAGTTTTAAATATTTCTTCCATATATTTTGTTTTAATTAGAATTAAATCAAAATTATCTAAATATTGCGTCCATTCTTTCATGAAAGTGCATTGATTTGGAATTAAAATATTAGATTTAGCAAAGTCTAATAATACATTATTTATACATCCAAAAAATATATTTATTGATGCCTTTTCACATTTAAAATTATTAATATTTATTAATTTTATATCTACTTTATCCTTTATTTTTTTAAACATAAAAGATAAAATATTGGCATCAGTTCTTGAATCATTATCTGATTCATTTATTATAAAATTTATTTTCATGGTAAATAAATACTAAAATTATTCTTTAAATTTATTTTATAATATTATTATAAAATGTCTGGTAGAAGAGTTAGAAATTTGCGTTCACGGAGAATTAGAAAAGTGAGAAAATCAAGAAGAGTGCGAAGCACAAAACGTTCGTCTAAATCCAGACGAAGAAGAGTAAGTCGTAAAATGAGGGGAGGTGCAAAATACGAAGAGCCTGTCGCGGAGGTGATCCTATTTCCGAACTCAGGGACGCAAAAAGAGAAGGACGAATGGTGGGTGAAAAGTGGTAACGAAACCAGGATGACGAATCTGTTAACCAAGCTGCTTGAAAACGACCAATACAAACAAACAATTATTGACATAAATAAAACAGGAAGACAAGATATTAATGAGGCTAAGGAAGATATCAAGGAATTAGTGAACACCTATATAAATAAAGAATTTTCTACAAGAGCAATTGAACCATATAATACTTATACAAATGACATATTTAATGTGATAAAAAGAACTGAAGATATTAAAAACAAAATAAAATCCAAATTAATAAACCATATGGAGCAAGATGAGATACCGTGGTTGGGGAAGAACACGAATATAATAATTAACAGAAAAGGGAGAGTAAAAAAAAAAAGAATACCTCGACCATCTATAATGGAGTAACGCGGACTATTTGGTTGAAGATTCAGTAGAGTTTTCATCATCTTCTTCGACTTCGGCTTCAGAACCAGAATTTTCAGCTTCAGCTTCAACTTCAACTTCAACTTCAGCTTCAGAACCAGTATTTTCATCTACTTCTTCATCTTCGTCATTTTCGGATTCTTCTGCAGAATTTTCATCTACTTCTGATTCAGCCTCTAACTCAGAGGTTTCAACTTCATCTTGATTAGATAATTTAAGTTTTTGACATACTGCCATGGCATCGTCTACTAATTCTAAATCAAACCCTTTCTTTTTTAGTAATTCTAGGGCAATGTGTTGGTCTGAGGCGCCTTCTTGGAGTTTGTAAGGATATATGATTTCATTAAGTTCATTACGTTTAATTGGTATTTTATAATTTTTATATTTACCACTAGTTTCTAATTTTGTTAAATATGAAAAATGAGTAGTTATTAATGCTATAGAATTAGTATATTCAGCCAATTTATTACAAATAGCATAAGCACCTGAAATGCCTTCTTCAGGATTAGTGCTACTAAATATTTCATCCATAACAATAAATGAAAAATCATGTTTTCCAAGATCTTTAAGTTTATCTAAATGATGTCTAGCGCGATGCATTTCAGCTTCAAATAATGATTCTTTATTTTTACAATCAGGGATATTAAGATAAGTATTAATAATTGTCATAGGTGTAATGTAAGCTTCTTTAGAAAAAGATATTCCAAATGTTTGTGAAAATAACATTGATAAACTTATAGCTTTAATGAATGTAGATTTCCCACCAGCATTAGGACCAGTTAATATAATATTATTTGGTTCATCCCCACCAATATTAATAGAATTTGATTGAATATCTGTATATTTTTTATTTTTGGCTAAATATGGATGCCATAAATCTTTTATTTTAATGCTAGGATTTAGATTTGTTTCATATCTTGTATAACAAATATTTAAATCTTTATCATTAAATTCTTTTACCAAAGATACAATGGATACATATGCGTCTATTTTACCAATTATATTAAAATATGCTTTATATTTTTCAATATGATTTTCATTATTTTCAATGTGTCTATAAGTTACTAAAATTTTCCCTTTATTAGATAATAATTTAGGTTTATTTTTGAATAAATCATTTTCTAATGACTTATCAAATATGTCTAGATCATCATGTTTAAATAAATCTTTAGTTAATTTAAATAATTCTTGTGATGTATTAACAAATGTTTGTAATTTATTTAATTTAGAATGTAAAACATTAATAATTTTATTATTATTTTTAGCTGCTTTAATAGTATTAGCAAAATTTTGGAAATATATTATGATAGATAGTAAAATTGAAAAATATTTAGTCATATTATTTCCACCTGTTCCAGAAAAAATATTAAATCCACTTAAAATACTTACTTTAAATATATCAAAATATGTTTTAAAACTAAACTTTAGACCTGTAAAAAAATATAAATATATGTATGGTAATATAAAAAATATTATAGGTGATACTATTCCATATACAGGAGCAAAAATAATAGTGAATAATGAATATATAGACATTAAATCTTCATTTGTATTAAACATAGTTAAATATTTATTTGTAAAATACACACTATCAATAAGTTTAAGTTCTTCAGGATTTTTTTCTCTCAATATCCATAATATTTCTTCTTCTAGATCTTTTAAGATTACTAATTTATCTTTAATTTTAGATAATAAATCTGATGTAATTTTATTTAATATATTTTGTCTATTCTTAAGAACATCAATATCTTTTGTTGGTGTTTCGAGTATATTTCTAATATAAATATTTCCAAAAATGGTTGTTGTTTTATTAATAACATTAAAAATAGAATTATCTATAGAATCATTTCCTTGAAAAACTTCAAGATCATCAAAAACATTGGATTGTGTTATATTTTGAGTTGTGTTAAGTTTTAAAATAGAACTTATTAATTTATTATTATTTTCTACTGAATCTTTAAAAAATAATAATTCAGATAAAGTAGATTCTTTTTTCTCCTTATTTTCCTTATTTTCCAAGTCTTCAATATTAAATTTTTTTAAAATATTTGTAGAAAACATCGGACACATATTAAACATTTGAATTACTATTATTTATTAATTTATATAATTTAACGAATAACTATTATAAAATTGATTTAAATATATTTTTAAATATAAATGTAGAAAATATGTTTGAAACTAATGAAAATGTATTTTTAATTAAAAAACAACCAAATGAATCAAATACATTTTATCATCTAAAATGTAAATTTTTAAGTCAATGTGATTTAAAAAAATATTCTATTGACTATTTAGAAAAGATGGGTAATATTTATACAAATCATAAGTTATATGAATGCGAATATGATGATAAAATTATGAATGAATTACAACAAATTATCGTTTAAGAATACATTGTTTATGTATATTAAATGTTTTACATTTTTTATCTTTAGGAACTATATTTATTACACATTTTGATTTTTTACCATAAAGAGGTTGAACACAACCAGACTCTATTTTTTTCTTATGTGTTTTTTTCTTTTTAGGTTTATCTAAACATCTTGATCTGAACATTTCGTATCTTAATTTAACATCTTCATATGTTAAATTAGATTTTTTTCCAAGCATTTTATTTATTTCTTCGTGTAACTCATAAAGCCATTTTGATAAAGTATTTCTATTTTCCATAGTTTTCATAGTTAACGGAATTGCTTTTAAATTCTTAACATAATTAAGTCTACAATATTTACATGGTAATACATTTTTCATAGATAGAAAAAACTCATAATAATTTTTTTTTTCTTCAGATGTTGGTTTAACTGAATAATTAAAACTTATGGTATGTAAAGAATGCCACATACTTGGACCCCAAACAGACGTTAACATTCCGTCACCACTATTAAAATCATTATTATTAAATGGATTTTTCATTTATAATTTAAAAAGAAATTTTATTTAATATATCTCTATATTAAATAAAAAAAATATTTTATATATATATAAATGAAAATGAAATGTAATATGGACATGATAAATTCGGTTCTTCTAGTTGTAATATTATTAGGACTTTTATATTATTATAAAAAAAGTAATGAAAAATTTAGTGCTGGATCATGGTTAGGTATAAATATATGTCAACTTGACAAAGATCTAGATTGTATTGGCAAATCAGATATTGAAGAATTACAAAAAAAATTAAAAGATGAAAAAAAAAAATATAGTGACCAAGAGTGGGAAGAATTAATAAAAAGAGTCTCAGAGGAACTTAAATTAAAAGAACAAACAGAAGAACAAAAAGAAGCAAACAAACAATTTGATTTCTCATTTGATGATTCTACAATAACGACGTCAGCAAGTGGAGGTGGAGATTAAAGAAAAAGAAGAGTTCTCATTTGATTAATTCTTAACGATAATAATATTAAATATACACTAAATTTATATGATTAAAAAAAAAGCTAATTTAAGCACAATTCAAAGAAAATATTGTAGTTGTGTTGTCAAAGTGAGAGGGAAAACTTTAAGTAATCCTTATGGTATATGTACAAAATCTGTATATCATTCTCGAAATAAGAAAAGGACTAAAAAAGTTGGATGTTTGAACAATTTAGATATTAAAAAATTATCTAAAAATCAATTAAAAGGTATATTAATCGAAAAAAAAAATAAAACTAAATCTAAAAAAAAAAAAAAAAAATTAATAAATATTTTAAATAAATATTTAAAAGCAAAATAATAAATTAATTAATGAATTATTTTTATTTATATTTTATTATTGGATATTATTTCTATTCAATAATTGGTTTAATTATAGATATTTTTACTATTGATAATCGAATTAATTCAATGAATATTTTTTCAGTTAAAAAAAAATATATTAGGGTGTCTAATTTAGTAAATACAAATGTATTATTAAGAAGTATTCCTTTTTTATTTTTGGCTGAATTAATGTATATTAATTATTATGAAGATGTGAATTATATTACATTCTTATTTCAATATATAGTAACATTAATTCTAGGTAGTAATTTAGAATATTTATTACATCTATTAAGACATAACTATTTGTATAAATATCATTCTAAACATCATACACAAAAAATATTATTTGGATATATGACTTTTTATGAACATCCATATGATTTTTATTTGTCAATGATGTTAATAATATTTCCAGCATTATTAAGATTTAGTCCATCAATAACGAATTCATGGATACTTTTATACTTATATAAAACAGTTATAATAGATCATTGTAATTTATTTATTATTGGAAAACATTATAATTTACATCATGAAATAAAAAAATATAATTATGGAATTAAATATATAGATAATTTTTGTAACACGTTTAATAATAATTATAGTATTATAAAAAAGAAAAATGATGATATAAAAGAATCGGATATAAAACATTTAGCGCCATCTAATAATTACAAATGTTATTCATATTTATGTAAAACAACCGAAAAAGAAAATAATAAATATAAATATAAAATGGGTACACTACATTATTCTAATTTTTTTTAAATATTTATTATTTATATATGATTCAAATTAGAAAAGAAATACTTCAATTTAATATTGATTTGAAAGAAATTAAATCAAATGTAGAATCATCTATAAAAGATTGTAATTATCCATCTAATAAAAAAAATAATGTTTTATTAACATTTTTATTTATGTCTATACAATTATTTAATAAAATTGCTATTAAAAATAATATTGAACCTATAACCTTAAAACAATTAAATGAATTAGAAAGTCATAAAGGTGGTGGTAGAAGAAAAAGAAAGAAAACTAAAAAGAAGAAAAAAAAACTTAAAAAGAAAAAAACACATATTAATACCTACTACAATAATGAAAATAATTATTTTTCAAATTATTCTAAACGAAGAAACCATCACAAAGACATGTCTACATTTACAAACATATTATCAAAAATTTCATTAGGTGCGACTTTATTAATGATTATATTAGCTTCTTTAGGAACGGTTGATGCACAAGTGTCATCAGTTGGAATGCCATTTGATGATTTTGTGGAAGTAATACATAATACAGTTGGTATAGGTAATAATTCATTATCTTATATAGAACAACATGATTTGACAGTTAATTATGGTTCATTATATAATGATACACAAACATTTGTAAAAGGTTATTGTGCTGCCATGTCGGCAGTATCAGCAGGTTTAATAATGATTGATGAATTTAATCAATTATTAATAAATAAAGGTTATGTCACGATATTTGATGAATTTATGAAAATTAAAAATAAAGAACTAACCCCAAAAGAAATATTATTAAAAAAAAAAAAAACATTAAAAAAAGGTTGTCTGCTCGACCACGTGATTTATCTGAAGGCGATATGTCAAAATCTATAAATCTAAAACCAAGATTAACACGATTAAATATATTAAAACTTAAGAGAAAAATTTATCACCCTGGTGTAATGTCCGGATATCCTATTGCACAGATATCAAATACACAAATAGTATCAACTATTTTTGAAATACGTTCAAAAAAAATAACTAAATATGAAAAAACCAATATGATTAATCTAGTCCATCAAAAATTAATACAAGATAGAAAGTTTGCGGTGGATGAAGGAATTATACAAATAAATGATGTTGTAAGTGGAATTATAACCTATCCTGGTCACGCTATGACTGTAACTGTATTGCCATCAGGTGCATTAGTTGTTAGAAATGCTGACTTATTACATACAGATACTACTAAAAATTGGTTAACCTATAAACCCCCATTAAATATAGATTTAAATAACAAATCATCATCTGAAACTAAACAAACTATTAATGAATGGAACAAATTAAATAAAAAAATTAATTCTAGAACTAGAAAGACTGCTCGTGAAATTTCTAAAGACGGAAAATCATATGAAAAAAATGATACATCTATATTATCATATTTTCATAAAAAACCTATATTATCTTCAAATTGGTTGAATAATACCCCAAAAGATTCATTAACACCATTTTTATTGGAAAAGATGGTGAGGGGGTCTGTTATAAAATTAATTGGACATCAAACTTTTGATCAAAACATAAAGTATCCACACTCAAAAAACAACTCTTTTGGTAGTCTTAAAAAGTTAGAAGAAGCAAAGGAATGGACAGAAATACGAAAAGATATTAAATGTGGAGGAGTGGCAATCGCAGATTTTTTTAATTGTATTAGAAATATGAATGTTGGTGAAACAATAACATATAATAAGGGAACACATAATATAGGAACTAAAGAAGTAAGTATATCACAATATATACATACTCCTGAACAACTGATAAATACAAATAAACTACAACAAAGAAGAAATAATATTCGTGCAGATATGTCAGATTTACAACAACAAGCTAGAAAAGCAAGAGAAACCAAGCGTCTTAATCATACAGAATTGATACAACGATCATATGCAGGTTCTCAATAATCTTATATAGTTATTATAAATAGATAAAGAAAAAATTTACATAAACTAGATTACACAAATTTAAAAAAAAATATTTTTTATTTATATATGAATAATGTTAAAAATGAAGAATTAACATTTAAGATTAATTTAAAAGAAGTTAGAAAAAATGTAGCTATATCAATGAAACAATGTATGATTCAGAATACTAAAAAAAATATGATTTTATTAACATTTTTATTTATGTCTGCACAATTATATAATCAATTTGCTATTAAAAATAATTTAGAACCTATAAGTTTAAAACAATTAAATGAGTTAGATATTCATAAAGGTGGTGGTA